CAAGAAGTACCTGAGTTATCCAAAACACTGGCTAACCCTTCTGTACCTATGCCAGATACAATTACCTTGCCTGAACCGGTTACTCTAACCTAGATCTTAATTCAAAGAGCTTTATAATCAGATCGCCGAGCTCGTTGTAGGCATCACTCTTTGAGAAATCTTTTTTGATTTCCAGGCTCCAAGGTTCAGGCTCTGGAGCTCTATTGTCTTTAGTCTGCTCAAGAATATATTTGATTGTCTGATCAAAAAGCATAAATGTATTTATTCAAATAAATAATATACCTATATGTCTGATTACTTTCTCAATAAGATCTACGACTCTCTACTTTCCAATAAACCTGTTCCTAAAAAGCCTGAACCTATTGTAAGGAAGAAAGAGAAAGTAAGAACATTAACTGAATCTTATCAATTAGTTAAAGAGAGATCTAAAGCGTCGATTGTAAAAGATATTATTAATGTAGCTCCAGAACTGAAACCCGGTGCCGGTAAAAAGGGAGAAGTAAGACTACAGCCTGTAGTAAAAGAATTTACTTTAGAGGATTTTACAGCAGCAATACAGCTTGTAGGTCTTAGGATTGAAAAAGTTGCTCTACCAGGAGACTCTGATAGCAAATCCACTAAATTCCCGACATATGTAGTAAAGGATGAGCAAGGTGTTGAACACTATCTAGTTCTCGGAGGAGGAGTAGCTGGTAATAAAGGAATGACCCTTGAAAGAACTTTAGTAGATACTCTGCGCAATAATTTACAAAGCCAAGAGCGGGTACCGTTTTATATACAGTTCAAACAGGTTGTAGGTCCAGTAAATTTTGTAGAAGTGCAGGACGGTTTTAAACAAGTAGTCCGCAGACAATTAACCGGTACACCACAAAATGCAGGTAAGATTATTGCAGATATTATTTTAATAGATGATAAAGGTAAAGAGTTTTATATATCTTTAAAAGACAAAAACGGTAAAACAATTTCAAATAATACCTTAAAGCAGATGTTTACTTTACAGGGAGATAAAATAATAGTTAAAGATGTACCTTTAATTGACCCGTTATTAACGGCTACGAAATTAGACAAAAATAAAATTGCAGATCTTGTAGAAAAATATATTAAAAAAGAGTTGTCTGGTCAAAAGGAATTAGAACTAGTTACTGATTTCGATGAACAAATTATAAAACAATATCTAGCATCTGCTTTTGATTATGGCTATTATTATGTTCGTAATCTAGGTAAAGAACGTTATGAAATTGTATCTTTACTAACGGTTGATGATGTTTATAATATGATCGGGAGTATCAAACAGGTGGCTGTTAAGTATCCGTTTTATGCTGGTGGAGGTATGCAGCAAAAACGTAAGCATGCTAGTATTATAGTGTACACCGACAAGCATACCTTTTCGTTTGATCTTAGAAACGCATCTGCTGGTGTAATACCTCAGCAAATAAATCTTGTAAAATTAAAATGATTAACTTTAAAGAATACATAAACGAAAAAAAGTCTATCCACGACCCGGTTCGCCCTGGAATTTTAAAACGTCAGATAAAAGGTAAAGTAACTTGTGCAAAAGCCCGAGCTTTAAAAGCTAAACAAAAAAATAAAGGTAATGCTACTGCTAAGGGCGCTCAAAGATTTTTGAATTATCACTGTCAATAAATAAATATAATAACAATATGAATAAATTCGATCAAGCATACAAAAAATACATATCTGAAGAAGAGATTTCTAGTGTAACAGACGCTTTAAAAGATCTTACTGATTACATTGTAGTAGATAACGGTAAATTTTATGTTGATGTTTATGATGTTGATGAAGGCGAACCTCTTTGGGAAGATGGTGAAATTTTTACATTTACTCATAATGGTAAAACCTATAGAGGCTATGCAAAAGATACCGGTGATGAAGTAGCTGCTGTTCGTCTTGCTGTTTAAATTTACTGTCAGTAACTTAAATACTCTACGTGACTGCCTTCGAGTTTAACGAAGACTTAAAAGAATGCTGTTTACTTCTAGGGGCAGAAGCAGCAATTACTAAATTCTTTAAAGACGGGGTTACTATAATGCCTGACCCGTTCTACGAAACTCATATAATCTTCCCTAGACACTTTAAACCTGAAGATGTAGCTTTAGCAGTTAAGAGTGTAAGAGTGTATCTTAGTCAACTTGAAAAAAACAAATTCGAATGTACCGATATTGTTATGGAAGGTAAAAAAGGTATTATAAGGTTAATCTATACCATCTTTACAACAGAGAAAAAATTCACCACTAAACAGTTGAAATATATAGAGTTTAAATAAATAAAAATTATATGTCATTTAAACAGCCTGAAATTGAATCTATTGTAGATCACGCCCTCGATGAAACCTTAGCTGAGATATTCGATAACGAATTTAGCAATATCAAAGATATAGAGTACGCTTTAGAATATCTTCGTCAGAAAGTAGACGAATTAGAAGCCGAAGACTTCGCAGAGTAATTAGAGACCTTTAAGGTATTGGGAAGTATTAGGTGCTTGTGGCTTTACAGCACCAGGCATCTCTGAAGGTGTTTCACCTACTTGTTCAGGCGCTGTCTGGCCTGCTTGCTTTTGCTTTTGTACTTCAGTCTCTATGAAGTCAGCAATATCAGTAATCGAAGTCTCTTCATGTGTATTATCAATCCTCTTAACTACATCCCCGTTAGGAAGAGACTTTATAGCTACTGACAAATTATTAGGTGACTCTACTTCGTCATCAAAGAGAAACTCTACTTTATAAGCAACATTGCTATTTTCGTCTATAAAATTATAGTATTGATCTTTTAAGATCTGCATAGCAGTCTTGCGAACATCGACGCCCGGCTTAACCATATTACGCTGCTTTAATTGCTTTACAAAAAGTACGGCATAGTCGTAGAAAGCTGGATCATTGCGATCCTCTACGTTAAATTCATTAAGAAGTTGTTCTACTAATTTATCAAAGGTATCCATGTTTATTATTTATTAAAAATATGTATTAAAGCAAAGCACATTGGAAATGTTGAAAATCGTAATTACGAGCTCTTCCCAGACTTAACACACCTTCATCTTCAACAAACTTCCAAAACGGTTCGTAAATTGTTTTAGCCATCTCTGCTCTGTCTTTACCCCATCTAAGCTGGTTACGATCTGGATCTATGTCTATGGCACAACCCCAAGAATGAGTTGAGAAAGCTGTACCACCTCTAACACGGCGAACATTTAAACAACCCCCAAAGAGATCTAGTCTTAGCTTTTTAATTTCAGCTTCTCCGTAGTGTTTTAAAGTCTTTTCGAAAATGTTATAAAAAGCCTGAGTGCATTTCTGATGGCAGGTAATCTTTTTAACTATTACGTTAGTATCCCAGGCTAGTCTCATAGCATAAGGAAGATCTAAAGAGGTCATATTCTCTCCTACCGGTCCATAAAAGTTAACCATACTATTATAACCCTGTTTAGGCCACTTTTGAGATAATGGTGTATTTTGTGAGATCGTGGTTATAAAGGCTTGGGTTTTAGGACCTACTACGCCGTCAGGCTTTAGTCCATTCCTTACTTGAAATTTTATAGTCTCTCTTTCAGTAGCAGGACCAAAGGCGCCGTCTACAAAGGGAATCTTATAGCCAGCAGAAAGTAAGAACTGCTGCCATCTCTTTACATCTTCACCAAAGCTGCCAAGTTTTAAAGTTTCCATATTACTGTGTAGGTTGATTAAAGACCCATTCTAAAGGAGCATAAGAGGGATCGTCTTTATACTTTTCTGCATACAGAATTGTTTCCTCTTGTACGATCTTCTCTTCTCTCTGTTCAGATGTTAGAACAGAGTCAAAGTTTGTATTAGATGAACTGCCATACTTTAGGTCTATCGCCATTTGTGTTCCTAGGTAGGCAGCCACGATTATAGCCAAAATTTCTATTGTCTTTGAAAAAATTGTGACGTAACCGGAAATAATTTCATTACCCCCTGGTAAAATAAACAAAATAGCAACTGAACTAAAATAAAACAATAATAAACCTAAGAAAGAAGAGAATGCTAAAAAGAACTTCTTAGACTTAAAGTGATTCTGGCTACGCAAAGCTTCCTGTTCTACGTAAGGAGTACCTGGAGGTACCTTGTTAGATGATAAAAAAGATGCTGCATTTTTAGCAATATTGACAATAGAAGCCCACATTCATAGTTATTTATTCATTTGCTGCAACTCTCTTAAAGCACTTTCAAATGATACAACCTCAACTTGAGCATCTTGAGTTACGGTGTCTTGGAGTGGTTCCGGTTTAACAATTTCGTGCATCCGGGCAAAGACATCTTGTTCTAATCTACGAACATTAGGATCGCGTTCTATGAGAGGAGGAGGGGCTGAACCTATAGAGGGGAGTCCTCCTGCTCTCTTACCCTGCACCTGCCGGGTGTAGATGTCATCCAAGGACATTAGAGAACCCCTTTGATACGAAGATAAACCCCAACCCCGATAGTACCAAAGAGGGCTACAATAACAATGTTACGCCAGAGGATAGCGATATCTTTCTTGAGTAACTTTTTATCCTTTTCAAGAACTTGCTTCTCCAGGTCTTGAATCTTAACTATCATCTCATTCTGGATCTCATACTGTTCAGTTAGCTTGCGATCTACTTCTTTAGTATATAGCTGCCAGTTCTGCAAGTCGGTCTTAAGCTGCTGGGCTACTCTTGAATCTTTTACTAGCTCTTGAAACTCCGGGGTATCAACGTAAATGGGTTTGTCGTTCTTATTAGCGTTAGGAAGAATTAAAACTCTCTCTGTCTCCTTGTCACCCTTTGACTTAATAATAGCATCTATCTTAACTCGGTTCTTAGGAGGTGCTACCAGACGGGCTGCTTCTCCCGAGTATTTAGAAGCTAGATCAATCCGAGCAACTTCTATAGAATCTTTAGTAGCGTAAACGGCCTGTGAAAGCTCTTCAGATTGCTTTTCAACATATTTGACTTTAGTAGCACACCCTGTTAAGGTTATAAGAGCAATAGAAAGTAGTAAATATCTCATAAAAGTAATTATGTTACTTTAACGACTTATCTACCGAAATAGCTGCTACGTAACCGGAAAGAAGGAGTGCTTCGTTTTTGAGTTGATTATAGACGTCGTCAGATAAAAACCCATCTCTTTTAATAAAGTCAACTCCAAAAATACCAATAAAATCAGATTCCAGACATCTAATAGGGAACAGATAAGCTGTCTGAACCCCTCTATTCTCCCAGAAAGATCTCAGAGCGTAATCATCTTCTGTAAAGACGTCTATGGTAATACCATCTTCCGATGTTAGTTTTTGTAAGGTAGGAGCTAAAAAAGATACCGGTAAGTTCTGCATTTTCATTATGTCAGCAGCAACCCCCGGCGCTGTTGATTCAAAAGTAATAGAAATCTTCTTCATGGACTTATTTCCTGGATAGAAATTACCTCCGTTATGAAATTGTGCTATCCAAAGCCTGTCAAGATTATATTTGTTTTGAAGTTTATTAAGAGAGGTATTAATGAGATCCTGTATCTCTAAAGAGTGTTGAAAATCTTTTTTACGTTTTTCTAAATCTTTATTAGCTCGCGATAGTCTATGTCTGACTATAGTTAATAATATGGGACCCAGAACGCCGGTTAAAAACGCTATTATCAATGGAATAAAATGTGTATATCCCGGAACAGTCGGTAAAGATTCTGCTAAAAACAACATAAAAGTTGCTAATATTTATTCTAATAAAGCAACAAAATAGCAGTCTTCACTGGTGCTATAGGACTTATTTTAGTTTTTAGAATAAATATAACTGATCTTAATAATATCGCGCGGATAAACACCGTTGCTAAGATTGAAAGACATATGAGCTCAAAATTCCATAATAAGTGGCACAGATTTAACCACCACACCAACCCTAAACCGGATCCTCGATACCCGGATTCATCTTATGACCCGATTGCTTCTCCTGAATCACCCTTTCAAGGAGCGTTTGTTATTAACGGGCCTCTATCAGCCAATTCTTCTTTAAGTGGTTTTGCAGCTTCTTTCGCTAGTCTTTCAACAGCTCTTATTCTTGACAGCGATAACTACGCCCTAACAGCTCGTGGTGATTTTATTATAGCAGGAGATACTACCCAGGTAGGTAATCTTAACTATACCGGCAATACTACTCAGGTAGGAGATTTAACATATTTTGGTAATACCGTACAGACCGGCAATACAACTCAGACAGGTAATGTAAATGTAATTGGTAATTTATCTGCCAACAATGTCACCGTCTTTGGTAATCTGACAGCACTCGGGGAAATAACTTATATCGATACTCAAATCATAACAACCTCGTCTGTTATGGTGACCAACAATGGCACTGGTCCTGCTCTATTGGTCAATCAAACTGGGGCACAACCTATCGCGAACTTTCAAGATGATGGAACATCTATCTTGTTTATGGCTGACGGGGGTAACATCGGCCTAGGGGTAACCAATCCTGCTTTAAAGTTAACTGTTAAGGGTGATATTTCAGCTACCAACACTGTGTATTCATCTGCTGTTGCTACAAGTGGTATCTGGACTACCTACGTTCAATCTAGTTCTGTTCTCGCGAACAACGTTAATATTGGTACAGCAACCCCCACCGGTAGTCTTACCGTTAGAGGTACCTTAAGTTCTCAGGGTAATAGCTTTTTTAACGGTAATATGTTAGTTACCGGTAGTGTTTCAGCTACCAATACCTTGTCTATTAGTTCTGTACAGTTTACGGGAGAAACCGTAACATCAACAACTTCTGTTACAGCTACAGACACTTACGTTAAGATTGTAGCAAACGGACAAACTAAATATATAAGACTCTTTGATGTAATTTAATATATGGCACAAGAATTTAATAATAATGATTTATTTGTAAAAAGTCTCTCTTCAGGAAGTATTGTAGTTGGAGGGCCTTTGAGTGCTAATAACGTTTTTGTAAAAAACACTAACATTTTTATCGGAGACTCTACCACAGGTAATAATAATACTACTGGAACCCATAACTTTGTTTTTGGTAGGCGAGCGGGATGTTCTCTTACTACCGGCCGGTATAACAATTTTTTTGGCAAACGTACTGGTTCTTACAACACTACAGGTTATAATAACAATTTTTTTGGTTATCAGTCTGGTAACCAGAATACTACCGGCCGGTATAACAATTTTTTTGGCAAACGTACTGGTTCTTACAACACTACAGGTAGTGGCAATAACGCTATGGGGCCTGATGCAGGACTTTGCAATACTACAGGGAACTACAATAATATTATTGGTTCTTTTGCTGGTTTTAATAACACTACAGGGAACCGCAACAATTTCTTTGGTCTTTTTGCCGGTTCTTATAATAACACTGGCAATAGCAACAACTTGTTTGGTGAATATGCTGGAAGTAGTAATATAAGTAGTTCCAATAATAATATCATAGGTACGCTTGCTGGCTCTTGTGCCTTATATGGTTGTGGGGGGAGTTTTAACAACTTTATTGGTTACAAGACAGGGCTCTTTAACTCTAACAACGGGTCCCATAACAACTTTATTGGTACTTGTGCGGGCTCTGACGACTCTTCGGGCAGCTCACATAATAATTTTATTGGTACTTGGGCAGGTCGCTTCGAAACTAGTTGCGGTAGTTTTAACAACGCTATTGGGTATAAAGCAGGTAGCTACAGGGACGGAGGTTCACACAATAACTTCTTTGGCACACGCGCTGGTTTCTGTAATCATTATAGTAGTGGGTGTAGCAACTTTATTGGTTTTGAGGCAGGTAAGTATAATAAGGGTGCTCATAATAACTTCTTTGGTACTCAGGCTGGTTTTTGCAGTGATGCTAGTAGTAGTGGTTCTTATAATAACTTTTTTGGCTTTAAAGCAGGTTATTGTAATCAGGGCTGTCAAAATAACTTTATAGGTAATGTAGCTGGGAGCAGTAATAGTACCGGTAGTTTTAACAACTTTATAGGCAACTTGGCCGGACTTTACAATACTACAGGGAGTAATAACAACTTTATAGGTAACTATGCTGGTCGTTCTAATACCACGGGCAGATATAACAACTTTTTGGGAATTGATGCTGGTTATTGTAATACTACCGGTAGCAATAATAGCTTTTTTGGTCGGCGCGCCGGTTATGCTAACTCTACCGGAAGCAATAACAGCTTTTTTGGTTGTGGTGCTGGATGTAGCAACACTACAGGAACAAATAATATTATAATAGGTACTCAGGCAGATACACAAACAGGTAATTTATCCGGAGTTATTGTGTTAGGAACATGTGCCGCAGCAACACAAAACAATCAGTTTGTTCTCGGTTCTTCTACTTGGCAATTATCTACAGTAGCAGATACTACATTTACCAATCAGACATCTTCTGTAATTATAAGGCTCAATGGAACTAATGTAAGGGTTCCGATTATACCGTTTTAATTTAACGAGGCTATTAGAAAAATACCTATTTTTGCCTAAACATTTTAGTAGTTAAAAATAGACATTTAAGTAAACTCACTTAAATATTTTACCTTACTACTGTGACTGATAACGAAATAATAGATTTTTATAAAAAAGCTGAAGACAGGGATAAGCCGGTAGACTCTTCGGAAAAACAAATAGAATCTCTTAAACCTCTTGTTTCAGAAGAGGTTACAGTTACAGTACCAGAAAATAGTGACCCGTTTGATAAATTTCTTTTTAATTTAGCTGAAAAACTAAAAGAAGAAAAAAAAATCACCGAACAACAGCAACAACAATTTAACGAAAGAGTTGTTCAACCTACCACAAGTACCGACGATCCTTTTGCAAAATTTTTAGAGTCTTTTGCTGGTCTTGTAAAACAAGATGAAAATGTTAATAAAGAAGAAAACATTAAAAACGCTACTATTAATTTTATAAACAATCTTAAAGAAGATGATTTTTTTGATAAAGATACTCCAAAAATAGCTGTTAAAGAAAAACAAATAAAAAGTAAATCAAAAAAATATTTGCCACCAAAGTTTGTAAAAAAGATTACCTCAAAAGAAAATCAGCACTCTGTAATAGAACAGTTTACAAAAACAGAAACAGTTCAGTCTTCTCAAACAAACCAACCTGATAACCCCTACCTTAAAGAGCTTCAGGTAATCGATAAAAACAAAACAAAAACAGAAGAAAAAGTTTCAGGACTTTCCGATATAAAAAAGATAATAGCTCAACAAATTCAAGAGCAACTTTCGAGATACCCTAATTTAAGCTTCTCTGGTGGAGGTGGAGGCACTAACGCTGTTCAATACGCTAAAGGAGGTACAATGGATGGTGACTTAAATGTTACCGGTAAGTATTTGTCGGGTGGGGTAGATATAAGTACCCTGTTTAGCTCAGGGGGAGGTGTTGTATCGGGTATACCGGACCGGTTAATAGCAGACTCGGAAACTTTAAGACTGTATCCAGATGGTACTATAGATTTTCCTAACGACACTATTCGTCCGCCTGATGAAACTATTTTAACTCTAGAGTCTGAGGCTCCCTTACTATCATCCTATACCCGAATTGCTTTATCCCCCTATGCTTTTTTTGCCTACGACAATGAAGGCAACTCTATTACTTTTGATAAAGTTGATAATAATATAGTTCTTACGTCTCAAGACAAATATGAATGGACTTTTGACAACAAGGGTATTCTTCAGGGGCCACACAATACTCTCACGGTTAATGGTCTCTCTTCTTTAGGAAAAATTTTATCAGGCGACAAAGATTTATTTGAAATCTTTACCTTGACCGCCACCGACAATAGCAATATTGTTACCTTAGTCACATACAACTCGGCAAACTGGAACACAGCCTATTATACAGCTACCTCTTATCAAGCCGTTTCGAGTAATTTTGCTACTAATACACTTTTAAATACTCTAACCGGACAGTTGGTTACGAGTATTGCTAACATTACGGCTACCTTACTACCTACAACAGTTTATCAGAGTGCTTCAGGAAATTGGCAGGAAACATATACTACGGTGCGGTCTAATTCTGCAAGTTGGGGTACTGGTTCTACGGAAACGTTTGAAACAGTTTCGAAAAATTTAAAAAGTTACCCCTACACTGTAAACTATAATGGTAGTTTACTAACATCTATAAGTTACAATCTACCAGATAATAAACAAATTACAAAAATTTTTAGTTACGTTAATAATAACCTAACAACAGTAACTCTATCCGGAGATCTTCCAGTAGGAATTAGTACTGTAAAGACACTAGAATACTCAATAAATAATGCACTAACCGGGGCAACTTACCAATAAAAAATTGATATTTTTATAAAATAACATATTATTATATAGTCTATGACAACTTTTAACGTAACAACCAATATTAACTATAGCTCGCTTTCTAATGTTGCTAATAGAAATGTTGTTACAAACTCTGAGAGGGTGACAAAATGGCATACATAGTACAAGCAGTCCAGTCTTACACAGACACGGTTTTTGCCGCTTCGTTTACTCCCGATCAGTGGATTACCGAAGAGCAAAAAAACGATGATCGGATTTTGTTCTGCGCCGTCAACGATGGCGGTGGTAGCGCAATAAGCATCAGCTCTGGCTGGACGGAAATATACAGAAGTTCCGCTTCTGTTGCTGGTGTTCGTTTGGGAATTTGGGAGGCCAAACGCAGTGGTAGCGACATAACAGCCCCCACGATAAGTGGAGCAAGTGACGATTGGAATTGCTGCGCGATGCTTATTAGAGACGCAGACCCTACTACGTTTTTGGATGTGGCGATAGGAACAACGGAACAGACTGTATTTGTAACAAAATATACAGCCCCATCAATCACAACAACAAATAACAATTCTCTAATCATAAGAGTGGCAGCATTGGATGCCAACGGCGTATCATCTCCAGCACTAACAATCGGTGGCTTTACGGACGTTTCTCGCAGGATTGAAAACGCGGCGGTTGAATTGTATTTGGCAGAACAAATGAAAAGAACCGCTGGTTCTGTTGGAACATTTACTTGGGACAGGGGATTGAGTCGTGGTGGCGTTCTGGCAACTTTGGCAATTCGTAATAAATCTGGTGGCGCGGTGTCTCCACATAGCGACCAAGTGTTTAATGTTGTTGAGGAATTCACCTTAGATGCGGACTCTCCAACCGTTGCGTCCATCCATACGCGACAAGCGACAATTTGTGGCGTTTCAACATTAACACCTACATCTGGCCCAAATGTTGCAAACGCACAGTCATATTCAACTGATCCCAATTGGTATAGTCCATATATTCAAGTCACCACACAGCCACCAGCTACTGTTGGAGTATATGGCGGCATATTCCCAGTCACAGCGGATTGGTCATCTGGTAAATTGTTCGCGCTATTGGCAAGCACGGCGCAAAACAACGTAATGTCCAAAGATGGGCCGATATTCTATTTTGAAGACAATTCTGGCAATTGGCGAACATGGCGACCGATAAATCGCTTTTATTTTGGCTCCGTTAATTTTAAGGCAATAATAGCAGACCTCCCAAACGAAACGTTTGTGGATTCCGTTGGCTCCATAGATTGGGCCAACATAGTGTATTTTGGTATGGTTCACCAAAACACAACGGCCAACGGAACGAGTCGTACAGTTCAGCTTCGTGCGTTAGGCTCGATAGACACATTAAAAGTGGCTGGTGGTGGTTCCAGTCGCCCCGTCACCTTTAACGATGTAGCCAAAATAATCGTCAGTGGCTCTGGCATTTATCGCGGATTTATTCAGGGTTCAGGGCAAGCACTTGTCGGGATTCCGCTACAGATTGGCAACGGAACCGACAGCACCTACTTCATTGGAGCGGCACAATCTTTGGAGTATCAAATAGGAGGCACTGTTTCGTTTCCTTGGTTTAGGCTCGGAGAATTAGACCAACCACTAACAATCTACGCATCATCGGCAGACACAATAAATCTCGACAGCACAATTGTCGCCACAACAACTCGTCAACCATTTACAATCAACAGCAGTAGCAGTACAAGCGCATCTTACAGTTTTAACGGTGCAAGTATTGTGGGATGGAATGTTACTTGGAAAACGGGAGTAGATTGCTCTGGTGCAACATTTTCAAGATGCGGAAAAATAGACGCAAAGGGAGCAAGCTTTAGCAACTGCTTTATCAAAGAAAGTGCCGCTACTGACGCGGCGATTCGCATGGAAAATGGAGGTTCTGTTCTGCAAACGTCATTTACTAAGGGGGCGGAAACTTATGCAATCGAAATATCGGGAACAGGAACCGTCTCTCTTGAGGGATCAACATTTTCTGGTTATACAAAACCATTGAATATTTTGGCGACCACAGGAACCGTTACCATTGAACGTGCCGCTGGAGACTCCGAAATAACATTTGATACCGCTGGTGCGACAGTTGTTTTGAGTCAGCCCCAAAACACATTTACCGTATCAAACATTGTATCAGGTTCTCGCCTTTTAATTAGAAACACCGACAATCAAAACGTTCTGGTAAATGAAACAGTTGCCGGTACTTCCCGTGTTTATAGTTACACTTATACCGCCGATATACCAATTGAGATAGTCCTTAGAAAAGCGTCGTCGTCTCCGGTATACCAGGAATTTAGAACAATAGCTACACTAACATCAAATAACGGCTCGGTGGTAGCAAATCAAGTTTTAGATGAATAATTATATTATATGGCTATTCAAGATGATTTTTCAATTAATTCAACAGGGGATATCCGGCATACTAGTGGTACTACAATTTATAGTGTTCTAGAACTACATTCGTGGTTACAGGATTTGGCGGACGATGCTAATGCTTCAGGAAATGATCTTCTCGATATACTCTCACCCAACCCGTCGAGGCTAGACGGTCCCCGAGATGCAGCCGTAGCATCAAGGCTCAACCTTTTAACATCTGGTGAGTTTGTTTACAACATTGACGACGACGCTGCCCAGTATATAAATTTCGGTTCGGTAAAACAAAATACCGGAAACGTACAGTACTCAGGTCTTAAAACCATCGGTGGTATTGTTGCAGGGTCCCCCGTCTATGTTGTACAGAGCGGGAACAAACTTACCAAGTTTTGGTCAGACGGTCATATTCAAATTTTAGTAAAAGTAAGAACCGGTGGATCGTTTATCGACAACGGTGACGTTACTGCATTTTCGCGCAAATGGGGTCAAACATATTCCCACTTCGATACTAACCTCGCGGCTGGTGGTGAAGCCGCGGCTGCGTTATCAACTTCATTAGACTCCTCTATTGTTCTCACTGAAACTCAAACCGCAGCATTATCTTCTAAAGTTTCGGTTACCTTTGGAGACACTACCCAGGACATTAACAACGGTAACGGACCAAAGCTTTATAAAGGTACTATATCTCTTTCCGGTGATTGTACACTGCAAGAAACATATCAGTACCTTCAATATCTCACAAGAGAAAACTCTACCGCTACCTTAAGTGGTATTCCAGGGTGGAGATACCGGAAGCTAAATCCAGCTTACCCGGAGGTTGTTTCCGCGCCCTTCGGAACTTTTGCAGGTGGTACGTTCTTCGCAGCACAAGGATGGTACCTCTCGGGTGTTCTTCCAGCTGAAGCTACTCGCTATCAACTTATTGCTCACGACGGTACAACACAGGTACCCCCTACCTTGGTTGGAATAACTGTAGGTAACCTAGTCTCTGGTGATAGAGTTCTGGTAGCCCGGGAAAATGGTAGCGGTGGTATTCTTAAAGATGAATATACACCGGTTGCTGCAAGCTCTGGCGCTACATCCTTACAGGTAGTAGAATCTATTAAGACTGACACACCATCATCAGGTGTTATCCGTATTAAAGGGCTACGTTATACATATTCATCGTTCAATGCCGGCACGAAAACATTCTCTGGCTTAAGTCCTGCTCTTGCTGGTAACGTTGTTACAGCGGATGACGTCTTTGTTCCTTTCATTGATAAAGTAGCATCTGGTTCAAGCGAGAGTGTTACCTTTATATTTTCTACCAATTTCACCGCGCGTGTTGACGTTCGCAACGGATCCGGCGGGGCACCTATTATACCGTTTAACACTCTATTAAGCGTAACAAACGCCGGTGGTTCCGTTAATACTAGTAGAAACTCCGATGTCTAATGACTTTATATGTATCACCGTTTACCTTCGATTTTGAAACGTCTATTATCGAGGTTGATAATGGGACTGCCGATGTCGACTGTATATCTCTTTATGCTGCCATTAAAGTTGCGCAAGCTAGCGAGACAGGGATAACATATGAAAGAATCGGCTCAGGATCAGGACTCAAAGAACTCGGTCCCGGCGTGCAAGTCGGCCTCACCGTCGAACTATTGGGGTCGTGGCAACTTCGTTTTGCGTCAGGAAATTACATCGCCCGGGTCGCCGGAGGAAACCTCACCGGAGGCCCCGGAGGAGACCCCATCGCCTACAGCGAAGGAGTCCAGACCCTCTTAATACAATCTGCAGCATCTACCGTTGTGGCAACAGGATCCGGGGTCACATCTCAAGATAAGACAGATATTGTTAACGGCGTTAAAAACGAACTAGCATCTGACTTTAATAATATTGCAAAAAATACTAATCTTATACCTGGGGTAATCTAATTAATACATAGTGGATATATCCTAAATAATCCTTATAATATTTCAGTGGCTAAAATACTAAAAACTCCTCAGTTAAGAGGTATGTATGCGTTTACAAAGCTCCGAAGAGGGGACTTTATACTCTTCATAAAAGAAGAATCTGAAGTACTTGAATTCATGCAGCTCCCTGATCGTTATCAAATCTGCCTCACAAAAGAAGAATTCTCGGAAGGAGTACAAACCGGTCTGCTTGACTTTGTAGAACAAGTACCGGAAGAAGTATTCGAAGTAGCCTCAGCAAACATTGAAACTTATCAAAAAAGTTCTTGACTACCTTTATCACCTTCCTATATATTTCCCATCTATGAAAAAAACTAAACAACCCGAAAAGGTCTCAAATGTTAACATCGATAAAATGTCTTTGTATGAACTTTGCCGTTGGTCAGCTCTGGAAGAAGCCATTAATCTCATTGGCGATAAGTGCGAAGATCGTGGAGTAGACTTTGAAAGTGTACAATTGAACCCTTTAGATATTATGACTTATGTTGATAGTCAAACCGATAAAATTTATGAAAAAGTATCTACAGCTATTAAAACGACCTGAGATTCTTATTGTATTTCTTTCCCTAGCTTTTACTGCCCTTGTTTCAGGAGTGGTTGGAGTAGGAGGGTATCTTCTTACCGGGTCCTTCTGGGGTTACTTTATTCTAGCCTTTGGGGTTCAATTTGTTATCTTCGCTGTTATCAATACATACTTACAAAGAAAAGATACACTAGAGGGAGCCAAAGTACTAAACGAGCAGCTAGAAGCGCTTTCTAAGTTTACTATCCAGCTGACCTGCGCTTACTGTAAACAGTCCAACGTAACCCTTATTACTCTAAATCAAGAGAACCGGTTTAAGTGTGGGTCCTGCAACCAGGTTAATGCTGTTAAGATGCAATTCTTTGCTGCTCAAATTACCACCCCACTTAACAAAGTAGTAATGCCAGTGGGAGAAAACGAAACTATTGAGTTTAAAACGTCTCTTAGTTAATCCAAAAACTGTCTAAGTCCTTGGTCAGATCTTTGATCAAGGTCATAGCGGTGTTAATCTTATACTGCATCTTAGTAAGCTGTTTAAGTCTTAACTCAGTCAAAGAGGTAACATTATTACGCTTAACCACTTCAATCCGCTTACGGATCTTATCCATCTCAAAGTAAACATCTGCTAAGTTCTCTTCAATGTTCTCGAGAGGAAAAGGGAGAACTTTCTTTGCTACGGGATTAAAACCTCCCGGACTCAAAATACCGTTGTAACCATCTGATTCGTACATATAATATATTGTATTTATCTATTTTTCTCCTAAATACTATACATGAAAACGGACTTTAAAGACTATTACTATCTTTTGGAAGCTAAAGAGAGAAAACTCCTCGATACCACAGTTCAGTATCTCGAGAAGAAAAAGAAGATACTTCTCATTTCTACTTCCAATAGACCAGAATCAATGAAAGAGGAAGAGGTACCTAAGTCCATGCAACTAGCTCGGTACATTCAGTCCCAGCACTCAGATAAGACACTCCTCATGGACGCCGCTCATATGACTATCCATGACTGCACCGGTCACGTCTCCTTCAAGAACAATGATTGCGGGGTCAAGGCCGCGACTCTCAAAGATAAAGACAAGAATCCTTCAGGATGTCTACGGTGCTGGACCTCTTTTTATATGAAGGACGATGAGCTTTGGAAAATAGTTAAAGAGCTTTTAGAATCTGACTGTGTTATCTTTTTTGGTTCCGTTAGATGGGGTCAGACAAATGCTGTCTATCAAAGACTCTTGGAACGACTTTGCTGGCTGGAGTCAAGACATACAACCTTAGGAGAAGACAATATCATTAAAGATATTGATGCCGGTCTCATCTTTACCGGACAAAACTGGAACGGTCACAATGTAATTGACTTACAAAAACAAGTTCTCAAGTTCTATGGTTTTAAAGTTCCGGAACAACTATCCTGGAACTGGCAGTACACTAAAGACAAATACGACGAATCTTTAAAGTCCTACAAGCAATCCTTCAAAGCCTTTGATCGTGAGTTCGGGCTATAAAAGATTAAATATTAACGGCTATGATAAAGCTCGGTAAAAAACAGGTAACCGAAATCTATACTCGATGCCTAAACTTAGTCCGCAAAAAGCCTCCTGAATTCTTTGTATTCAGTAAGTTAAAAATTTGTGGTTGGTGTTTGTATGATGAGGATATGGTAGTAATAGATCACCGTAAGGATATGCTTAGGACAGCCTATCATGAATGCATCCACTACCTGTACCCGGACTGGTCAGAGTCCCAAGTCATCTACGCTGAGTCTCGGGTCATTAATGGTGTTTCGATCCTCGATAATGCTCGGTTTCTAAAACTCTTATCTGCTAAAGTCTATAAATCAGCTCTCCAAAAAGAACTACAGGAGAAGAGAGCTAAACGTAAAAAGAAAAAATCTAAAGATGAAGTTTGAGATCTTAGATGCCGAGGATAACGGTGATAAAATTATCCTTCATATGACCTATGATCAAGACTTTGAAGATGCTGTATGTGATGCTTTCGGGGTCAAATATGCCCATAAAGAAGACATAGAAGACTTTGTTATGATGGTACTAGAATCAATCACTGCGCAAGACTTACGAAAGCTGGGATATGAGATCGACGAGTGACTGATTACGAGAAAAAGTCTGCTTCCATTTATCAATCTCTTTAACAAAAGAATAAAACTCAGCTTCCTGACACATCTCTTCAAACTTCTTCATGTCAGCTTTGATATCCTTCTGTTCTTGATATTGCTTTTCGTAAAGTTCTACCTCACCCTCAGTTTTATGATAGGACCCGAAAAGATTAGTAAGCGTTAAGTTCTTTTCAAAACGTTTCCGATCTTCTTCAGAAAGCTTAGACACAATTCCGTTGTAACCTTCTTTACAAAGACGGGTTGACTTCTGAACCCCGTAACCGGGAACTCCTTCGACGTTATCTGACTTGTCCCCGAGGAGAGCCTTGTAATAATTGTATTCTACAATCTCTACTCCTACTTCGGCTAGGAAGTTATCGGGAGTGATAAGCTTCTTCTTAATAGGGTTGTAGTAGTGACAAAAATCGTTGACCAACTGTAAAAGATCTTTGTCAACAGTAACAATAATAGTCGACGAAAGCTTCTCCTTACAGAGCCAGGAAATAATGTCATCGGCTTCTAATACACCAGGATAAATCTGTTTAACCCCTAAAACAGTCAACCACTTTGAAAGTTCATCATGCTGTTTATGGATCTCTCGCGACTTATCATCATCTCGGTTCTGTTTGTAGGTCTCCGGAGCTAACTCTTTACGGAAGTTAGTCGAAGGGTAAATTAATTTTTTATCCCATGTACACCAAACACTATTAGGTTTAAACTTCTCTTGAAGACCTTTAAGGGATTTAAGAAAAAGATAGATAGGCCCTGTCCAAATGCCTTTGGAGTTGACTAGCTTTTGACGGGTTTCAGCGATCCAGTATGTTCGCCATAAAAGATTGGAACCGTCGATTACAAGATTATTCATGCCGTTAAGTATAGATGCTTAAAGGTTTAAGTCAAGAGTTGATTTCACTCTCTTTTGAGGTATTATTGAAATATGGCAACACGAGAAGACCTTATAAAAATGTTAAAAGAACGAGTAGTAACTGTCAAGTTCAAAAAGAAAGACGACACTTTACGTAAAATGGTTTGCACATTGTCTGAAGAATATCTCCCAGAACCAGAAACTTTGACTGAAGGGGAAGTTAAAAGAACTAAAAAAGAAAACCCTAATGTGCTCCCGGTATGGGATTTAGAAAAACTAGCCTGGAGATCCTTTCGAGTTGACTCTGTGGTGGAATATGAGCCTAACTTTTGATAATTAAAAATATGAGCACAGAACCAAACATTTATATTGTTAAACCAGAACAAGTCGGGGGTAAGGATATTATGGACTTCCTTCGTCAACAGATCTCAAGAAACTTTAACGGAGCTTATGAGATTATCAATGAACAGACTATGAACCGTATGGTCTCCTATTCTAAGACTCCTCGTCGTATTATCTCGTTCTTAGTCGAAGCTGGTGGCCAGCAACACTCTCTCTTCTTTGATACTACGGATTGTTCGGCAGCCTCTACCATTAACTGGTTAGGACGTTAATGCAAAACGAATTCATTAAAGCAGCTACAGCAACTATTAAAGAAGTTGCTAGTACAATGCAGGAACGCGGTAGTCAGTATAGTGACTCCTGGGGCGAAGATGCTGTGTGGCACTTGACTAAGGCTATCGTAAAGAAATACACTGATAAAGATCTCGATAAAGATGCTCTAACCGCTATCGGTCTGGCAGTCTTTATTGATCAAAAGTATAGTAGATTCTTAGGTGGGTACAAACACGACACAGCTTTAGACTTAGTACCTTATTTGGCAGCTTTGGTTGAGAAGGTTAAATGAGAAAAATTTACTTCATAAACGGGATGCCCCGTTCAGGTTCAACCCTTCTGTGCAACATTCTAGCACAGAACCCAAAATTTCATGTTACACCGACTTCAGGTTTATCTGAATTGGTTCAGGGGGTGCATCAGTTTTGGAAAAACAATCCGGTAATTAAAGCTTCTGAAACACCCGAAAAGCAGTTGTCAATTATTAAAGATCTCTTTCAGTCCTATCATCAGGACACCGATCGCCCTACAGTCTTTAATAAATCGAGAGGCTGGGCACCTAAAATTGAACTCGTAGAAAATGCTTTAGGCCACCCTATTAAAATCTTAACTACTACAAGAAAGATAACCTGTATCCTGGCCTCTATGGAAAAGCTTTATAGAAAAGAAATAAAAAATATAAACTCTCCTATGGAGACTGGCCCGCAGATGCAAACACTGGAAGGAAGACTTGGTGTATGGGCCGCTCAAGACGGGTTAATCGGTGGTACATTTAACTCCATTAGAGACGCTGTAATGAGAGGTCACAGAGATAAATTTCACTTTATTGATTTTGACAAGCTAACTACACAGCCCGAACTTACTATAAAGTACGTTTATGAGTTTTTAGATGAAGAATACTTCGATCATGACTTTAACAATATACCTCAGTATACGAAAGAGAATGATGCTGAACACGGCTTTACTGATCTTCACACCATTAGACCTAAAATAGCCCCAGTAAAAGACGATTCAAAAGAAGTTCTAGGTTATATGCATGAACAATTTCAAAATTTTCACTTTAACTTTTAAACAACTTAAGATAAATAGAATATATGTCACAGAAACAACCATTCGTAGAAAAAGCAAATGTATCAGCTCTTATGGATAGTGTCTACGCTATCGATCAAGCTCTTGCCAATGAAAATGAAGGTAAGATGAAGCAACAGATCCTTAAAGCTAATGTAGGACATATTGAACTACAGCTTGGTAAAGCTATTTATCAAGAAGCTTTAACCCAGGAGCAAAAAGACTCTTTAGAAGATGCTGTGGTAAGAGCTAAAGCTGCTTATACTGAAACACCAGAAGAATAAAAATGCAGTATTCGGTATTCCATGTCGAAGGTGGAATAGGTAAGAATGTTGTAGCGACGAATGTAGTTCGCGCAATAAAGAAGACCTTTCCGGAAAGACAGCTTGTTGTTGTATCTCCTTACCCGGAAGTCTTCTTACACAACCCTAATATCTATCGGGTATATAAGATAGGTATGTGTCCGTATTTTTACGAGAACTATATAAGAGATAAAGACACTATCGTCTTCAAACATGAACCTTATAACTCAAATGAAGTTATAACCAGAAAGACAAATTTAGCTAAAGCCTGGTGTAAGTCATTGCAGATTGATTATGACTTTAACAAGCCTGAACTTCATTTTAACCAAATTGAAGAACAAAACGCTCAATTACTGGCACAAAACTATTCTAATAATAAACCTCTCATAGCAGTACAAGTTAATGGAGGTATGGGCAATAACCCCAAACATATAAGCTTTAACTGGTTTAGAGATCTCCCTCCGCGATATGTTATACCTATTATAAACAAATATAGAGATAAATTTACATTCGTACAAATTAAAAATAACAACCAGATACAATTAGACAACTGTACCCAGCTCGATCTTACATTAAGAGAATTACTCTTACTTCTTTCACAATGTAAAACAGCTATTGGTATTGATAGTGTGGTACAGCACGTTATGGCTTGTTTTAATAAACCTTCCTTAGTTCATTGGATTGGAAATTCTCCTATCGTATACGGTTACAGCACCCATACGAATATAATTAGTAACCTAAGATTCGGATACGACAATCTCGAGTCTTATTTAGACTCTTACCCTTTACTAACTCAAGGCCACCAATGCCCGCGAAACTATGATGCGAGCACTCTTTTTAATCAAGAAACAATTGATAGAGAATTTGAAAAGCTTATTCAGTAACTGGCTCTTCAATAACAGGCAACAAGGCTTGAAGCTGTTCTTGAGTTAGTTCTTCTACTTGAGGAAACAAACCCTGATTAAAAGCTTCTAAGAGTCTTAATGACCAAAGAGCGGTATAAGCTTTACGACCATCTACGAGATCTGTTAAAGAAACCGTTTCCGGAATTCTCAATGCTCTTATCCTTGTATGTTCTAAATCATCCCAACCTGCAGCAATCGTAGTATAAGTCTGTAAACCGTCTTGTGCTGGTTCACCGTACTGTTCAATAAGCTGGGGAAGCTGTTCGACTAGTTCAGCAGAAAAAGCAAATGTCTTAAATTCAGTTGAGAAGTTCATATATTATATATTATTTAGTTGTTGAAAGTTTTCAAATAGTTTTAAGGGATGTTTAAACCTAGACCTAGAGATCTTTTATAAAGGGTGTGTAAGAAGGTTACAGGTATAGTAGATGTTACTATATAGGATGTAAAGGCAAGATTTCCGTCAAAAGAACGAGTGCTTGTTGGTCCTTCATTACCTATAATCATTGGGCTATGAGCAATCTGCACCACGCCCGTGCCTGTGATTGTTTGTTCAACATTGCTGTTTATTGACAGTCCTGTTACGTGGGTGGGTGTACAATTCACTCTAAACGAAGCAGTATTGTACGTACCGTCTGTTATGGGGGGTGTTATTCTATTCTCTGCCCAAGTACCACTAGACACCCATGCAATATTGTTCCAAGCACTATTCCAAAATTGAGCCATTGTGAATCCACCTGTAGTACCGTTTCTCGTTGACCCCATCACGTTAAAAGCAACCCCTTGGGGCAAGCATTCCATAGCAGCAAAAACATTGTAATTAGAATTAAGAGCGGGGGTTATACCTGTGGTCATATGCCGATTTGAATTATCTCCAAATTTAATTCCTTTATCACCCCAAACAGGAGAATTGACCATAGTGCCATTCGATATCTGCAAGCCCCCTAAACTATAAACTGTACTACCAGTTCCCGCATTATGAATACTTCTCATAGGCCAGCAGACCATAGAGTTCCATAACCCCAGCTTCTTAACCCCTACAACAAACTTATTAATCTGCTTTAAAGGTTCAGGGAGTATAGTAGTACCAGAACCAGACTTGACCCTCTGGGCATATCTGATTGTGTCTATATCTAATCCGTATGTTCTTATTCTGGGCATGGTTGTTATGTGGTTAAAATGTCTTTACAAATGGTAGCTCTTAACAAGCTATTTAAACTTTGAAATGTTTGTTGGGTGGGAGATAAGCTGGTATTTAAATAACATGCTGCAGCCATAGTTCCTGACATAGCACTACCAGACCCCCACCCTGATCTGGCCAAACTTATAGCCATTCTTTTGGTGCCTAAAAATTGACTAACAGACCCTACAGTAGAAACCGCACCCCCGTTCACACTATGTGAATTACCTCTTATAGATTTTATGCCTCCATGGAACATAAAACCTGATGTTGGTGCTGTAATATTCGTAAAAGCTGATCCTGTAGTATTATTACCGATAAATAACTGTACTGAAGTTGAATCGTTTCTTTGTAAAAGCCAATTAAACCCACCGTCTCCAGAAGCCCCTGACCACCTATCTTGAGTAATAAAAGAACCACCATTGTTTCTATCATGATCAACAACAACAAAGGCACCAAAATCGTTTAAAACATCAACTACTCTTGTCAAGCCGTATTGATCAAGACTTCTATTGAAGGTTATGCCATTTGTTGTCCATGACGGAGAGTTGATAAGAGTTATATCTAACTGAGGCCCTCCTCCGGTGCATAAAAGATTTGAACCAACACTTATATTGTGAACAGATCTCATGAGCCAAAGTGTTGTGTTTTGCCATAAATTTAAGTCCTTCAACCCAATCACAAAGTTGTCTATATCAGCTGCATCAGACTTCTGAATATCTGGCAAGCCGTTTAAAGACCTATAAGTGTTAACTCTGTTGAGATAACGCTTAGTATCTACATCAAATTGGTATTGTCTGGGTGTGGACATAGTGTTATGGTAAGTTCAATCCTTTACCTATTGTGGTTTTAACTAGATCATGAAGATTGTCACTTTCTGTTGACGAAATTGGTGCTCTAGTTATTAAATGAGAAGCAATTGTACCATGAAATCTAAACGTGGTACTGGCAGTCGCTGCCCCGATACAGTCTGTTATAGTTCTCTGTAAAAACGTTGCGTCTATCGAGGTACTACCTATTTGAGTTTTATTGTTTCTAACAGCTTTAAATGTGTTGTTTAAATAACATGTAATAGTTCTCCAAGATGTGTCGTAATTGTTTGTAAATATAAGATCGTGATTTGAACTTGTAAGATATCTCCACGTTCTCCACGTTCTACCTTGTAAATTGCTTATTTTAAGAGTTAAACTGTTCGGACTACCAATACTTGCTACGCTGGTACCAAGTAGGTTTATATCTGTAGCAACTGAAGTATTGACAGAAAGAGTTGTTTGGGTCATAAAATACAAAGGATATCTAAAATTAGTCCACTGCATACTATGTATACTACCAATATCAAAAACAATACCATTAGAACTCCATGTAGGGCTATTTAATAGTGTTCCGTTTCCTTGGTAACCATCATTCATTTTACCTAAACTAAGAACTGTAGAACCTGTACCTATGTTATGTATAGATCTCATAGGCCAACAAATAACATTACCCCAGAAATTCAATTGTTTTAAACCCTTTATAAAATTATCTATATCAGCAACATCTGTAGGAGCTAGTTCTCTCCCGTAAGCATATAACCTTCTTAGGTACTGCCTTGTCTCATTTTGTAAGCCGTATGATTTGGATGAAATCATAAACCGAACCTCCCTCTTAATGCGTTGTAGTTTTGGAGTACTTCAAGTGCTGTAAGCTCTCTATTATAAATTATTAAATTAGATGCTAAACCATTATAGTTTCTATATCCCAAAAAAGTGGGATGAGTGAAATCAGGAAAGTTAGAAGTTACAGAAACAGAATTAACGAGTTGCCCGTTTACAAAAGTTCTGTTTAAATTTGACCCCGCTACTACACAAATATTAATCCAAGTCCCTAAAGGCAACATAAAAATTGAAGCACCGTTATTTACAACACCTGTAGAGTGGTTATAAGTTGCAAAATATAAATTACCGCTTATATCTTGACCTATTTCTAATCTAGGGGTACCTGCACTTACTGATGCTAATGATTGATGGGCAAAAAAACCATAGTAGTTGGCAATTAACGGTCTAGTGACTAATTTGATCCATACTGATATTGCATAACTTGTCTGTAAAGGCTGAATACCATTTATTGTATTCGGAAATGTTATGGAGTTGTTATTGAATAAAAAACTACCTAAGCCGTCATTTGTAAATATTTGACCTGATATGGTACCATTGTTATTAAAACTGCTTATATCTCCAAAAGAGTTACCTGTGCCTGTATAAGAACTCTGTAAAGAAGCGTCTGAAAATAAAACAGCCCCGTTTAAATTTAGATTAGTTATAAAAGAAGAACCTAATCGGTTATTAGCTTTCTGATTTATAAAAATATCATTAATATCTTTAATAGCTCTAAACGGAGCTACATTCTTAGCCTCACAAGCCTTCAAATACTCTTTTGTCTCTTTTTCTAAATTGTAGTATCGTTTTGCCATATGTTATGGTAGTCCGAGGTTGGAGCCGAGGGTTGATTTGTAGAGGTTGTAAAAGTTAACATTGTTTATACTAATGTTAAATGTTGCATGAAACGTAGTTTGAAAAATCAAATCTCCTAAAACTCGAAATATACCTCCTGTTGAAGCATTTACTCCCCAATTAGCTCCTCCTGCTGTTTGGGCTGGTTTTGTTAAATTTATAAAAACTTCAGCATTTGCATTTACGAGAGAGGGCATTGTCATATGAACATATTCGATATTATCTGTAAATGTTTGATCGTTTGTATTCACTAACATAGTATAACCTACACCTTGTATGCTTATGCCCATAGAATTATTAGCATATACTCTTCTTGCTACTGATCGAGTACCTTCTGAACCGGTACCTACATATTCCCACGATGCTGTACCCGTACCTAAAACTCTTTTACCAACTACAATAGAACTAAATGGTGTAGGTGGAAGACCTAATGTATCTGTTTTAGTCTGAGAAGATGTTGCTGAAAAAGTAATACCATCTATGCCCCAAGTTGGAGAATTAACCATAGTACCATTTGATATACCTCCACCCCCTAAACTATAAACAGTGCTTCCTGTTCCTGCATTCTGATAACTTCTCAAAGGCCAACTGACCATATTCTGCCACAGACCTAAAGACTTTATTCCTCGAACAAACCAACATACTTCTGATCTCCCTATTACATCATTTACTGAGGCTCTTTGAAAATAATTATCAGCATCTGTATCATTAAAACCTAAGCCAAACTGTGACCAGACACCAGACTTCTTTAAAGATTCTACTCTATCATTTAAGGTCTTTACAATAGAAGGGGTTATTTGAATAGATGTTTCACTTTGGAGTCTATTCAAATATGCTTTAACTTCATTTTGTATACCATAGTAGCGCATTTATAGAAATATTATGGATCTGTTACAGCTCTTCGAGGTGCGTAGTAACCAAAGTATCTAAAAGATGTACAAGCAGCACCTGCGGGAGATATACCTAAATCATTTCTAACAGCAAAATAAGGAGTAAAGGAATTAGCACCTGCTACTCTGGGGAGAGCGACTTCAGCTGAATTGTTAATGCTAAAATACGCACTGAGAGCGTCTACTCTCACGCTAAAATCAGTTATTGGCTGGCCAGATTGCGCGGTCGGTGCCACAAAATTAGTAACTAAAATATTAGCAGTACTAATAGGATCGGTTCCTGTAGTAAAACATATATAGTTAGGATTACCTGAATAACCTGCATTAGTCCAAGTTACTGTACCGTCAGTTACGGTTGTTCCGTAATTTAATGGCCATGTTGGTTCTGTCAAGTCTGTAGTGCCTGCTGTAGTACAAATATACTTTCTGCCGTTAGAAATTGTAGGAACAACTGAGTATCCTACTGATGCACCAAAATTTGAAGTCCAAGTAGCAGATGCAGGGGATACATAAGCTACACCTATACTGTTTTCATGAATTACCTTATTAGGAGAAGCTGTGCCACCTGACTGTTGCCCGAAACCAAAAGAAAAAGATGAGTTATTGGTAAAAGTTCTTACATTTCTTGCTACAATAGTGTGCTGTGTTATTGTAGGTGTAGAAGGATTTGCATTTATGAGAGCCGCGCCTGTATAGTTATTTCCTGGAAGAAAAACAGCTGCTGTATTTAAAGATGAAGTAATACCAGCAGCTGGAGCTATGATTAAACCGGAACTTGCTCCACCTACAGCTGCTCCCGCTCCCGTACCTGCTAGATTCCATCCTATTTGGCCTAAAGTTCCCGAAGTCGAGCCTCCACTCATAAAAAAATCTTGTAAAAAGACATGAGAGGGTATAGTTATAGGAGTAATAGGTCTTAAAACATCAGACGGCGTTGGGTTTCCTCCAAAGGTAATAGGCATAGATTAAACTCCCTCCCAAAAGATATATTGTGCTGACAGACCTGTTGTAGTATTAACTGATACATCTCCTTTATAGCGATCATCAGAAAACTTTTCCCCTCTCCCGTCTCCACCTGCTGTACCCGGGTACAAGATAAAATTAAAAGAAGAAACATTACAACCAAGACCGTATTTAACGAGCAAAGGTTGAGTTCCTAAATTCTGACCAAATAATGTAATTCTATTAGCATTAGCGGACAAGACCTGAACACCGGTGCCTGAAGGAACGGTTCCTAGAGTCTGTGCTGATAAAAAGTTTGATACTGAAGCATACCCGACATCAAAGGTAGTAACTGAATCTATATCTTTATCTAAGTCACCTTGAAGGGCCATGGCACCTCCAGTTTGGACATCAATGGTGAGATTAGCATTTACCCCTGTTAGAGAAGGAACAGCAGATACAGAAGTAACTGGGGAATACGAAGTAGCGTCTTGGTAAACACCGTATAGAGGATCTCTTAAATCATCTAAAAATATTTGTAGTCTATCCGAAGATAGCATTGATGTGGTATCAGCCGACAAGGTAACAACATTATTAACTATATTGCCTCCAGCTGTGGGGTCAGCGAAATTATAAATTATAATATTCTGAGAAACATTGGTTATCAATAATAACTGATCCTGGAGAATATTATAAGAAAAACCAGACAAAAACACCTGTTTGGTACTCGGTGAAAATGTATAATTGGTTATTAAGGTCTTCATTATGTTTAATATTTATAATGCTATTGCAAAAGCTAAAGCTAGAGATTTGGTGCAATATGTAGCAGAATTTTGGGAAAAATTAGTATAAGTGTCTTGCCAATTACCGGAAGCTTGTTGATAAGTGGTTGTAGGTAATAGCTGACTAGTTAAAGTTCTTGTAAGGGTTAAAGGTGTTAAAAGACCTGATACAGAACTTACTGTTGAGTTGGTAGCAAAAGTACCTGATACACTTTGATAGGCTAGAGAGGTATTATAAGCATTATTCCAGTTAGCTGAATTTGACTCAACTGCAGTTGAAGAACTATTATAACGGCCTGATACAGAGCTGAAAACAGTTGATCTATCAAATGCTGTATTCCAGTTAGCTGAATTGCTTACAACATTACTATAAACATTTTCATACTTTCCTGAGTTAGCAGCAAAGGTAGTATTAATAGAAGACAAATTAACCGTGTTGCCATTAGATATAGATAAGCTGTATGATGAGGGAGTATAGCTTAGAGTTTGACTGTCAGTTTCTGTGGTTAAAAATATATCAAAAAGATCGGTGCCTGACGACAACAACTGCCCTCTGACATCTGCAGAGCTAAGGGTAACCGGGACGGTAGAAAGGTAATTAGTAACTGTAGGAATAATTTCAGCTGACTCTTCCCAGCTACCAGAGTTAGCCTGGACATAAGTAGCTACATCATAGCTAAAATCCCAATTAGCGGAGTTGCTTGTCAAAACGGTTAATGCTTGCTGTCCTCCATTCCAAGTACCGGAGATAGCTGCTATAAAGGTTTCCAAATCTACCACCTGACCGGATAAGCTCTGCAGATCTATTTCTAAAGCCTTAGCAGATAACTCTCTCCAGAGATCAGTTTGAGTCGACAGGGATCCAAATATAGTACCCCAAAGAGCTAATGTACCATCAACAACAGACACATTATATTGCTCTGTCGTAGTAATGACTGACAGATTAATATACTCTGTAGAGGTATTAATAACTAAGGTATCGCTCATTTATTTGGTAATGTCTGCTGTAATCTCCCAAGAGCCGTCAACATAGGTCTTAACCACTCCGTTAGCAAAAGTAATTTGTATATCATAGAGATACTTACCGAAGGGTATATCAACGAGAATAGGAGGTATAGTGAAGATTCCTTGAGCAGCATTAGTAATGACTATAGTAGAATCAGTAGTAGAAAGAGTGAAGATTGCAGGAGCATCAATATCCTCCCGGAGCTCCATCTTAATAGCGGCATTTGTAAGATCAACCGGCTGACCGTTAGAAGTAATTACTATTGAACTTATACCATCCCAGGTATCACCTCTGCGATGGCTTGGTATATTATAGGTCATATACCTATATTTATGGAACTTTTTGCCTTACTTTAGAAGTATGTTAAGCTGGTGGCGGTGTTGGCGTAGAAGCTCCGGTAGCCTGCGTCGGAGGACCAGCCTCAGGAGCCGCTCCGGCTCCAGCTTCAGCGCCGCCCGTTGTAGGGGTTGCAGCTTCAGGAGATTCTCCTGCAGTTGGACTAGAGCCGCCAAATTCAGGAATCTCTGAACCTCCCGCACTACCGCCGCCACCAGGTGCACTACCTGCTTCAGCTCCTCCGGCTTCAACACCGGCTTGAGCTGCTAAAAGCTCTCTAAAATTAGGACCTGAAGACTCAATCTGGGCAATTTCCCAGCGAAGAGCGGCATCTTTCTTGATCCATTCTCTATTCTCCTTCATCATCTCGTCAGACCACTGTAAGTAGTACTTCTGGGCATAAGAAGGAGCTATTGAATTGTTCTGGGTTGCTGTATTAAAGTTTTCAAATTTGATCTGTAAGAGCTGCTGCTCTCTCATTGCCATGAATGAGGTCGGAACATTAAACTCAACCTGTAAAGCTCTTTCACGGATCTTGTACTGCTTCCAAAAACCTTTAAGCTTAAGGTGAGCAATAAAAGTATCCTTAACACCCATAGCAAACTGCCTTTGAATGCGGATAATAAAGCGAGCAAATCTTAATTCGTCTCGTGTAATCTCAGCACCGTCCTTGAAAGGAGTATCTTGCTGCATGAAGCGAGAGGTCGGTACTTTGAGAGAGTTATAAAGCTTCTTGAGGAAGTAATTGAGATCGTCAAGCTGTCCTAAGTTCTGACCGGCAGGAAGAGTATCTACAGTGGAGCCGTTGCCTTGAGCATCTTTGGTAAACCAGTAAGCGTCAAGCATGGACTGAGGATCGTAGATGTTAGTAACCCGGCCCCCTGAGCCCTGACTTGAGTCAAAGTTCTTCTTAGTCCAATAAGACTGCATGAGACGTTTGAGGTACGCTTCAGCCTTGGGTGGAGGCATGTTGCCAGTGTAAATGGTGAATCTAAGACGTTCTGGTGCTCTCACTAGGCGATAAATGACAATTGAATCTTCAATAAGAGATAACTGACGATAAGCTCTCTTAGCATTCTCAATAAAGGGCAGACGGATTGACTTATACTCGTTCCAAATACCGGAGTTAATATAAGAGACCTGAGCCTTATTCATAAAGAATAGCTCTTCTTGATCCTTACGGTTCATTGAGGTAGCCGGTCCTACAACAGGCTTACGAATTAAAAAGCCTTTTACTAGCTCATTCTGAACGTTTTGATAAACGGGGTTGATGAGCTCAGAGGGAATAGAAACTAGACCGAAAATGCCTAAGTTCTTACGATCTTCGTCAATGATGTTCTCAAAATATAGCTCTCCGTCAATAAGAAACTGTCTAAAATATTCCCAGCCTTTATCTTCCAGTTCAAAAATTTCGATAAACTTTCTAAACTCTTTTTCAATAGTATCCTTAGTCTCTTTGGTATAATTGCCTCTTAAATTGAATTGTACAATATTGTCATTCTCATCCTTGACAATACATTCATCGCAAATCTCATCAATACAGTCAGCCAGTTCAGCAAAAGCTGCCATACGGCGATAATCCTGCAAACGTCTGGTCTTATCCTTGTCAACGTTAGCGTAGATGAAGGCTTGATAGTCTTTATTGATCTGTAAAGCACCAGGTGTACCAGGACCCGAACCGAACTGCAGATCAGGGTCTTGTAAAAAAATGGATTGATCTTGGATGAGTTCTTCTCTTTTAGGACCAACCCCCTTAAAGTCCTGGAACTTCGGGTTCCGTTCCATCATGCTAGAAATTATACTATATGCGTACGGAAGTCTTGAAACAAATGCCCCTAATAAATTCGTAGATGGAAACGCTTGATCTTGAATCGGTCCTGTAGTATTACCGGGGATAGCATTATTGTAAGTATAAGCCTGATGAATCATTGTATATTATTTATTAAGTTGCTTGTATTCTTCAAAGACTAATTTACTATATAAAGACTATGGAAGAGAATATACAACTGCAAACTATTACCTGGCTACAGCAACAAATAGATGCTATTAACGCAAAAGCTACTCTAATTGGCGAAATGCTTATGGAGGAAAACAATCGAGAGCTTATAGAAATTTTAGACAAAAAGCTGGCAGAATTGGAGCATGAATGTAATATACTAGGCCAAAAACTTGAAGTGGAACAAAAAATATTTACAAAATCTCTATGAACAATTCCGTTAAATTAATAGGTTATTACGGTTCTGATGAAACTCATGCATGTTCGGCATGGACATCTACAACACGAGAAATAACAGAAGAAAAAAAGAAACGAATACCTCAGTTATTGAAAATGCTTGCTGAGAATGGACATCACACCCCTTTTGAAAAATCGTCTTTACACTTTTTAGTTACTTCAGACATTGCTTCTCATATTCATTTATTAAAACATCGTATTGGAGTCTCAATTAATGCTGAATCAGCTCGTTATAAAGAGTTAAAAGAAGATAATTTCTATATACCGGATGATTGGTCACCGCACTGGGCCAATAGACTAAAACAATATACAGAAGAAGGACTAAAATTATATCATGAATGTATTGAGTCTTTAGTTAATGACTTAAAATTTGATAGAAAAAGAGCTAAAGAATCAGCAAGGTACTTTAGAACATACAACACACAGATAGATTGTGATGTAATGTTTAATTGGAGATCGTTTTATCATTTTCTTAGTCTTAGAAATAAACCAGACGCGCAAAAAGAAATTAAAGAAATAGCTGCAGAAATGTTAGAACTGGTAAAAAGTGTAGAAGGTAATCCTTTTAAGTACACAATTGAGGCATTTCAGGTTTAACTGTAGACTTATATCCTTTATATTCTGTATAATAACAAAATCCATTGCAAAAGCTTTAGAATGGAATTAATATAATATAACTTTATGCACGGACGATTCCCAATACTCAACAAATACTATATTCAACATGAAATCTTTCCTCTTCTCTCAAAAGAGGAAAAGAAAAATGTTTACTTCCCTTCTAAGGAGCAAAGATCAAAAAGAGTTACTAAAGACGATCTTCGCTTGAATAAAGAAGATGAAGAAGTTCTGAACAAATATAGAGCAAAATAATTTATGAAACCTTCAGCAGCGGGCAAAGGAGATGACCTCCGTCCAGTAAAAATATCTCAATACGTAGAAAACTTTGACAAAATTAAATGGTCAAAGGACAAGCGCAAACCCACTAAAATAAAGAAGGGAAAGCAGATTTACGTCTATTGAGAATAAATATTAATAGCTTAGATTAACTAAAAGAACAAAGCTTATTTGTTGTTGTCGTAACTTCGAATAAGCTCTTTTAGTCTATTGAAAGCTATACAATGATCTTTGATCAATTATTTTTTTCAATTCTTTTTTGCTTGTTAATAGCTCTAATTGTATTAAAAGAGTGTAATAGACAATAAGTTAAAACGAGAATGATGACAGAGTGTGGGTAGGGAGCCCGAACCGAGCACTTAGAGCTGTCATAGCTTGATTAACGGTGGATGTACGTGAGCCAATATAATTTCCTGCAGGTCCGGCAGAGATTGTGAGTCCTATTAGTATTAGTTTACCTCCATCTACATACCAAAAAGGTGAAGAGCTGTCACCTCCAACAAGGGGTTCATTATGCCAGTCAGTTTTAGGTATGGTTGCTACTTGGTGCCACAATGTGTATTTTGTATTCCCGTTCCATGAACTTGTAGTAGGGTTTTTTTCAGTAGGTAGACAATATCCCACTTTACCGTTTTGACTAGGGCCGTACAGATAGTTCTTAAAGTCTTCTCTACCTATCAGTCTTTTTAGCTGCCACCCGCTTCCTACTTGATAAAACGTTGCACTAACCGGAGCATTTAATATACCTACTGTTGTATCATTTCCTATATCTAACGAGCTAAGAATGGTTCTAACTTCTACAGTTCCGTCTCTATTGTAGAATCTTGGGTTACCTACTTTAAAATGAGTGTTTGTTACGTAGTGAACCGGGGATACGAGGATCCCTCTGCCGTTTTGGCTCGGACTAGAAATCGGTCCGCTGTGTGCAATACCAGAAAAATCTAAATCTGTTCTATAAAAGTTAGGCCTGTAACCGCTTAGTGGGTTATAAAAAACTCGTAGCTGTGCGCCACCATATTCTCTGCCAAAAGACCTTGCGTTATATAATAAATGACTTGTAGGGAATACGGTAGTAGCTTGAAACCACACAGTGCCGTGTGTTTGAGGGGGTATGTTCCAGCCTGCTACTGTATAAGCTCCTCCGGTCCATCCTAAACTTGGAGGGTTGCCCCATTCCCCAATACCTTCCCGGGCGCTCAGCCATATTGTTTCACTACTGCTTGTAGGACCTACTACAGTCCAGTGTCCTAAAGATCTATTAAACAGTAAATGGTAGTTATCAACGTTGCTGAATACATCTCTGCTGTTGTATACGTTACCAGTTTTTATAAATTCTGCAGTTAGACCTCTATGCCAAGTAACCGGGTCTGTCGACATTCTGGTAGTTGCAGCTGTATATACACCTTTACCTGAGACTGAACTAATAGGACAAAATATTGTATAAGAGCTACATTCAGGGGTTGAGGAAATATACTCTGTAGGGGAAACAAACGCAGGGTAAAGTGGATCAATCTGAGGAAAATTATTTGTTGTATGGGTATAAACTTTACCTATATATACATCGCTAGCTGATGTTCTTGTTAAGTGTGTATTAGCCCAGAAATTACTATAGTTTAATATATTGCTTGAACTGTAAGATGATAAAGAAAAATAAAGAGATTTATGAATAACGTCTAAAACATTATTAGGTTGTAGAGTGCTAAGACCAGTAACGGTTGTCATAGTTACGGATGATAATAACGGGTAGTAGTCCAGTGTATCAGTATTAACGGTTAGACTTGTTAGCTCGGGGCAGTTAGTTATGGAAAGACTTCTGAGAGTAGGAGAGTAAGGTAGAGTAACACTTTTAATAGAGGACACACCGGTAAATGTTAAGCTTTGAATACCTGAAAGACCTTCCAAGGTTAAATTCTCAACTCTGGCGGCTCCTGTAACATTAAAAATATTAGCCCCGCTAAGTTTATCCAGATTGGCTTGTAAAAATATTTTATTATCCTTAATTGTGTAATCTGTACCGTTTTCAAATATAACCGGTGATGTACTTAAAGCTATATCAGGATAGAACGCTATCGGGTATAGCTCAGCATTCGCAATACTACCTAAAAATATGGTACCTGTGATAGGTTCAAAAACAGTATTATTGCCTTGATTAATCGCTTCTATAAGTTTACGACCAACATAAACGCGCTTAACTTCTGATAAATTCATATTATACTATAACGTACAGTGTATTTGGATTTTTTACAGCAATATCATTGTACTGAGTTTGAGTAACAGTTATAATATTAGATATTGCTGTCGCTGATGGAATCGTGGTTGTATCACTTACAACAAAACTAGATAAAGAAACAGTGTTACCTTGGGTAATTGAGAGTTGTTTATTAGAAGCGTTTACTGAAAGGTTTTGATGGCTGGTTATAAGGTTAGATAAAGTAACTGTGTTACCATTAGAAATAGATAACCGGTTACCTGTTGTATTGTATGAGAGTGTTGGGTACACAGTTGTTGTTGCGGAGATTAAAGCTGCAACACTTTCGATAGATGTTCTATACTCTCCGGTTCCATTTCCTTTATATCCTACGAGGTAATCGGTTAATGCTGGTGTTGTTTTTAACTCAAACTGGGAAAAATTAATTGTAGCCATTTACATTACTTATTAGTTATTGACCAGGTATTCGCCTGATAAAGTAGTTAAAAGATTACCTGGATACAATCCAACAAGAGATGTAATAGTCTCTTCATTTGCTACAATAATACCATCCCTCCAAGGTACCTGATAAGGTATAAAACTATTATATTCTGCTGTTCCAGAAGTATAGGGATTATAAGTGCTACGAATTACGTATTGAGTTAAAGTTCCATAGCCTGCCTCATTCTCTACTACGATATCAACATAACCCGGATCTGCAGCAGAAGGCATAGTAAAGGTTATAGTATTATCGCCATTAGAATTATAAGCCGAAGCAGGTAACTTCAAAGCATAAAAGCCGGGATAGGCAGCTGACAAGCGAGGTGAAGCCGAAAAAGGATTAAAGAAGCTGGTAGTAGGGAAAGGGTCACCTGAAAGATATACATTAGTAACTGCAAAGAATGATTTACCGTAAACACTAAACGTCTTCGAAGCAGAGGTAAAAACAAAAGGGGTATAAGGCTTTTTAATTAAAATAGCTGCCATATTAGTTAATAACTCGAGGTTGGGGTTGTGCTGATAGAGTAATACGCTTAGTAGTATCAGCGTTGAGAAGATCAAGGGAAAGCATTGAATTTAATCCTGCTTCAGTTGAGAAGTTAGAATTAATAGTAAAGATCTTAGAATCATCTCCCCCAGAAGCTTTAAACAGCCATCCTTTAAAAGTGAACGATGTATTGCCCTCTACTCGAGCTACCAGAGTACTATTAATATCATAAGGATAAGTTGCAGCTATATTACCCGACCAAACAACCTGTGAACGGATTTCATAGTCAGGCATTGAAGGGGTACGCCAAGATACAATAATAAAAGGATCAAAGTAAGGAATAAAGTTGGTTACTATTTGGTCGAAATCTTCTTGAAAGCGGGTAAGAATAGTCATATTGATAACAAGATCAATAGGAACAGGCTGTAAGAGCTTATTAGCCAGGGCAGGGTTTGAGGTAGTCATATAAGACCCTTGAATCTTATTAAAGACTCTATTAGGATCCCGAACAATGCCTCCGTTAGTTAAAGCAACAACCGGTAACTGAAGGTTCTGGGCCTTATCTAATAAATCTGCCAGCACTCTTTGCTTGGGCGCGTAAACAAACCTTACCTTAATAGAATCCTGAGGCTCTCTGTAACGATTATACCTCTTAACGATAATATCATCCATGGCCGAAGCAAACATCTGAACCATAGTCGAAATTTCGAAATCATAGGTGTACTTACGCATTATCTATTATTTAAGGGAATCTTCTTCTCCTGCTTCAAGCACATACTTAAGAACTTCGAGCTGTACTTTAGCCTTCCCTTTGAGTAGCGTCTTATCACTAACTGCATCTAATATCTCATTAGATCTTTGGTCTACGTAATGTCTGATAAACTCTAATACCTCTTGTCCTCTTGTTGACATATGGGCTTCAGCCTCAGCCTTACATATCTCTTCATAGTTAAAATCATTTACATCAATTACCCCAAACTCTAACTTTTCCTCAAAAATATTAAAATACAAATCCTGTCGATCTTTATAAAATTTCTGTATAGCTTTACGAAACTTTATAAATTCGTCTTCTCTTATTTGTTCTACGTCAACAACCATACAAACAATTATGGCTGTTAGAATAATAATGCTACTAAAGGACTACAACCAGTCTCCAATACTCTCTCTTATATTTCTTTCCCAAGGTGTCTCCGGAGGATATTCAAAAGGTATAAAAGAAGATTTAAATGAAAGGTTCTCTGGTAAAGTACTTTTGTTAAAGAGATTATCTTGGATGATTTTAATAATAGTCTCAGTGTTCATAAAGTTAATTATTAATTATCGATAATACTTCAAGTAAGATGTATTAGCATCGTAATACTCTTAGACAGTAAGAGCCTTATCAGTCAAACATATAAACAATAATGCTACTGGCGAAAATATCTCAGATAATCGTTCTGAGGGGTCATGTAAACCTCACTAGGGAGAAAATAATCCGGCATCCGGCGAACGATCTTAGGATTATTATAAGGGAAGGGAAACCACTTCCGGTCTCTATAAGTTGCCCAATAAGACAGGACATAACTATTAACCTGCTTTATATACTGCCCTTCACTGACTTTAAGTCTATACTTCTTAAACTTCTTTATAGATCTCTTCTCACAATCTAGCTCTAGGAGAATAGTATCTTGGAATGACTTTATAAGCTTCTTCTCGGTATAATCAGTTCCGGAAATCCACTTATCAATAGTCGTTATCCCCGCATCACCTCCGTCCCAGAGAGGGGACTTATCTAAGAACTGATCCAGGTGGCAGGACTCATGAACCAAAACATCAACCCAATCCTTTTTGCCTCCGGCTACCTTAAGGTCAGTCTCATCAAAGTAGCCTGAGCACTTAATGCCGTCAGCCATCACATAATCGTCCCCCGACAGATGAAACCCAATGCCATGATGCCGACAATCAGCTACCACCTTAGCTATAAGCTTCTGTACGTTGGTCATGGGGTAACTAAGGAGAGCTGGGCTATGTCCCGAATAAGTGATTGCTTGGTGTCAGGTAATGACAAGCCTAAAGCATCAATCTTATCTGTTGATAAAACACAGTTGGAACGATTAGCTTTGGTGTTCAGTTCAGAGAGAGAAATAAAACGCCAATCAGGATTAGATAGTCCGTGATCTTTAAGAATCTGAACCACATCTTCAGCCTTTACTGGTTGAGGGTTAACAACATTGTAAATTCCGTACTCGGGATGCTGGCGGATAAATTTAGCAACAAATACATTAAAGTCCTTAATAGAGGTCACTGAATTGAGCTCATTAATAAGGGTATCGTATTTGAGGAGCTTGGTGAAGTAGTTCTTCCGGGAATAATCAGAAGTGAAAGGAATCCGAATACGCAATACATAACACTTCCGTCCTTGGGCAAAGGTCTCAAAGACATGCTTACACTTTGAGTAGTAGGAAGAGTCGTCGGAGAACATTCCAAAGTTAGGGGTATCCTCTTCAGTGTATGCTTTGTCGTAACCAGAATAAATGCACCCCGAACCTACATGCACTACGGGAATAACGTACTGCTCACAGATACGAACTACCTGCATAGGGTAGAGGACGTTATAGGCATAGCAGAGCTCTTTATTGTCTTCGCAAAAATCAACATTTGGTACCCCTGTTAGTCCAAAAGCTATAATAATTTCTTTAATTTCAATATTATTTTCTTTTATATATTTCTCAAACACAGACGGATTAGTATAATCAAGCTCTGACTGAGAAAAAATCTTATAAGGAACTTTAGTATCCTTAAAGTGCTGGGCTAGATTAGAACCGACAAAACCTTTACCAAGAATCAAATAGTACATCTCTGTATTATACACTCAAATGAGACGGTATTCAACTTCTTTGAAGGCTTCTAAATCATTGCCTCCAGCATAAGAAACAGCTGATGCCAAATCCTGTCTAACCTCATTCATCTTCTGTTCGTAGGTCATCCCGTTCATAGGCATAGACAAGGTCCGTCCTTCAATGTTCTTCTTATTGCCGTTCATAGCAGAAGCAGAACCGAAGTAGAGCTTCTTAGTAGGATCAGTAGGGTCGACCATAGCCGGAGAATCAATACACCGGGCGAACATTGACCCAGCCATAACCATATCAGCTCCTGCTACTAGAGCCTTGGCAATATCTCCATTACAAGAAATACCTCCATCGGCGATAATGAGAGGTGCTACATAGGGAGGTGTAGAACCTTCTCCGTTACCAGCCATAGAATGAGACTCTTTAACTTCAGCAATCTCTTTTACGGTAGAAAACATAGGAGATGCAAACCCTGTCTTATTGTAAGTTGTGCAGGCTGCGCCCGGGCCTACACCAACCTTCACCGCATCTACATATGGCTTAAGCCGCTGGAAAGCGCTCCGTGTAGCAATATTGCCACCGATGATAAACAGCTCTGGGTAGACACAGCGTCTAAGTGCCCTCAAGTATCCTAACATACCGATAACCTCTTCATGGTCACCATGGGCCACATCAACAGTAATAAAGTCAAGTCTAAGCTTCTCGTCTACCACCTTAGCCAGGAACTCTACATCTCTCTGCTTAATACCTACTGAGATAGAAACAAAAGGTAGAAGATCAGAACACTTGTTCATTCTACGCATCCAGTTCAAGATCTCATCATAGTCATAAAACCGGTGAAGGATATAGAAGTAACCGTTCTGTGACAGCCAAGTAGCCTTCTCATAAGAGATACAAGAGGCCATGTTAGCCGGTACAATAGGAAGCTTAAAAGTAAAATTGCCTAACTTGACTGAGGTGTCAGCCTCTGAGCGCGATTTGAGATCAGAGTAATTAGGTACAAGGTGAACGTCTTTATAATTGAGAGATTTATTCATATCAGAGACTCCATAGAGGTTTTGTCAGTTAGCTTCTGTTCTAGTTCTGGACTTATCGAGGTAAAAGTATAGCTTCTATATTACATTCTTCAGGAGGGTAATCTTCATATTCCCCAGCCCACCAATGCTCGGTTGGTTCGCGTTTAACTTTTATCTGACTAACCTTCTTAAGAGCTTCGTAACCCGATTCATAACCCGAAACCAAAACAAGCTTATCAGGATCTTCTTTGGACAATAATTCAATTAGTTCTCTTACATTCATAATTCTAAGTACCTTTTAAGTTCGTCAGAATGATCCCAGCGAAGAGTCTCCGGCTTTTGGCTTCCAACCATATTAGGTATCTTTTTTGTAGTCATCCTACTGTCAATGATTATACCGTAATCTTTTCCAGTATCAAGATTCCAAGATTCATATTCTGAACCCATATGTAAACACTCAGGCTCCCTGACTGTGGTATGACCCACAATTTGCTTACCAATATCTATAGAAGGATAAAATTCTGCCCTCCAATCAAGCCAAAGAACCCCTCCCACACTATGATTACCTCCTCTGTGAACACCTGCTCCAGAGATCAGCCAATTATGATTGTATTCTAAGTTTCTAAAGTTACGCCAAACATCAGGCAATAATTCATTAATAAGTCTATCAATAGTATATCCATAGGGGAAATGTTGAATAGAAATTCCTCCATGCGATAATGTCCAACCTTGTGTTCTATATGCCAACTTAAAATTTTTAAAAAAGAAATCATCTTTAAGACCTTTATCAAAAAAACAATGACGAAATTTAGAAGCTTTTGATTTAGTGAATCCAGAACAGTAATATTTCAGAGTTTTAGAAATACCCTTGTCTGAAAAATTTTTATTTTCATATATATAAGAAACATCATGATTTCCCAACAGAAAAACAAATTTATCTTTATCGGGATGATCTAAAACAAGATGTTTAAGATAATCACAAGTATGTTCAAACGAAGCAACATAAGGAGGTTCGTAGAAGGAATCAAAAAAATCACCAAGAAAAACTACTTCATCATAGTTTTTTTCAATATCAAGAATAGCTTTTATGGTATCTACTCTTTGATGGATATCTGGAATAATAATAGTACGCATTATCTAATATTAGGTTCTTCTAAAATCATAGCTGGTAAAAACTTCTGTTCTACAATAATCTTCAGCTCATCAATTTGAGCTTGTAGTTCTCGGTTCTTAACCATCTGCTGAATATCAATTATAAAAAGTAATCCAAACATAGCAACAATAATAAGCATATCAATAGACTTCATATAAACAGTATATAGGAACTATCCTAATACTCAACCCCTATATGACCGAACCCGTTAACGTAATAAGATCTATTGAAGAGATCGTAGTTATGATAAACATTACCCCCTACATAGTACATCTTCTTTTTGTCTTTAGTCTCATATATCGGTCTTTTAAAGTCTACTCCGAACTTATTATAAGCTGACTCATTGACTTCCTTGGTATAATCAAACTCTCCCATAAACTTAGCATACGAATCAGGTCGGTCAGCAAACAGCCTACTCATATCATTGTAGGTACAGGAACAAATAAAAGTTGTGCTTAGAAATAAAGAAACAAGCTTAGTGTAGTTTTTAGTATTTAGTTTCATTGAGAATGTTTCTTACCATTCTAATAAAATTTGATTCATTTACAAGAGCTCTTTTTGCTTTTTCTAATTCTTTTGTTAAAATATTTTTAGCTTCTTCTCCAGACTTAAACATATCTGACCTGATCTGTATCGGGTAACCTCCTTTTGATCTCCAAGACTCAATGTATGGACTAAAATCATCTACAAGAATATTAGCGACTCCTTCTCTCATAGCATAGTCAGATTTGTTTTGAGGAAAGAACATTTCTTTAGGTAGAGGGTTTAAATGTTTCCTAATCCATTCTTTCTTTCCTTGAATACATCCTTCTTTGTCAATTGATGCAGGATGAGACAAAATATTATACCCTCCAAAAACATCGACGACAGCTTGTACTATTGCTTTAGTTATTTCGCCGTTAGTACCGAACGGCTCAAGGTCAGCAAATAACTCTCTTACGGAAGTAAAATGTTTCGTAAACTCTTTTTTATTAACCCAAATCTTTTTAATTTTTAGTTTTTCTTCTTTAGTGAGAAGTTTATAGTCTTTACCGTAAAATTTATGACCAACTGTATCAAATAGATTGGCCAGTAAGCCGTCCATATCGAGCATAACAGTTGGTAACATAATTGTATATTTATTATAATATACTTAAAATCTTATCTGTCTATAAAAAAAGATATTCAACAACCAAACATTAGCAAATTGTACCTCTATACTAAGTCCACATATGTCCCCGCCACTTGACCAGATCAGTAAGAACTTCAGTATCCATGTCTTCCATTTGACCTTCAAGCTTCTCTACTTTCCTGTAGTTAGAGGTGTCATAAGCTTCTTCGATTCGCTTTTCTAGAGTAGGACGAACAGATGTAATATATGTATAAGCCTGTTCGAGCCAGTCAACGAACTTCATAGCATCTCCTCCTGTGCCTTCCCAGTCAACTGTACCAGCCTTATACTCATCTTCATAAAAGGATTTAATGATCTCAAAACAGACACTCTGAAGAATACGATCTTTATCAACCCAATACCGAGGAATAGCTTTACGGACCCGGGAATGCTGAGGCTTCCACAAAGTGCGGATATGCTTCCAATAGAAGTCCCGAACAGGATAAGGGATATAGGAAAGCAAGTCTCGAACAACCCACCAGACCCTAGCTTTTAAAGTAGAAGAGTAAATACCCTCTACAGGGGGGTTAGTAATTTTTTTAACAATCATTGATTTTTTTGTTGTTGTATCTTAGCTTCTTTGTATGCGTCCAGCCATTCTGAAACCTGATCGAATGACCACTGATCAGACTTAGGAACGGCATCATTAAACTCTTTGTAGAGCTCTTTAAAGTCACCCCACAGACGAGGATCAATACTACAGCACGGAGCTCCTCCTCCAAAGAGTACTAAAGCTTCGTCGACTAATTCGTTGTATTCGCGTTGTGACATTCCAGCCATACACCCTATATTAGTAGCCATTTAAGGAACTGGCAACTAAATTATCTGTATGAAAAAGGTACTTAAACCTGCTGAACCAGAAGAAACTATTTACTATTCTGACTTCTCCGGTACTCTGTTCAGGCACTGTCCCCCGGTAACTGTTAAGATAGAATGTGATTACGGATCTGAATACGACGGGATAAGAGTAGAACTGCATCTAACGAACACTGAACTTAAACATTTGCTAGTCTATATAAAGGATCGGTTAAATGCCGAAAGTAAAGAACAGTTTTTAAAACAGCTTGCGTAATTAAAACTTCCTTTTATAATACTCTCTATGAAACAACCTATTCAAAAAGTAGTGCAGTCGCGCGAAGAATACTTCATTCAATTTACTGACGAAGAGCTCAAAGAGCTTAAAATGGAGAAGGGTCAAAAGTACTCCTGGGAAGTAGTAGACGGAGCCGTTAAGCTTACCCCTTACGTAAAAATGGAAATTGATATAACAGACTGGGATCGAAGCATCCTAGAAATGCTAGTACAAGAATCTTGCGAACGAGACGTCTCTGTTAATGATGTCATTAATGACTTACTAGAACAAGCTATTGAAGAACATTTAGTATAATATGGATACATTTAATATTATTTGGAAGTTTGCTGTAGTAGGCCTTCTCCTGGCCGTCACTGTCTCATTAGTTATGATCAAGTTCAAGATCGATGACATTGAGCGTCTACTAATTGTACCTGATGCAGAACTACCTGCATTTGAAGAACCATAAGATGGCCGAGAGTAGAATTAGCTGGGAAGAATACGCTTTACGCATAGCTCAAGTAGTAGCTCTTCGGTCTCAGGACCCGAGGCATAAGGTAGGATGTGTGCTCCTAAGACACGACAACACTATAGCTTCAGCAGGCTTTAATGGCGCCCCCTCTGGAGTAGAGATAGATTGGAATAATAGAAAAGAAAAGCTTCTTAGAGCTGTCCATGCTGAAATAAATGGACTGAGGATGGTAAGACCTGATGAATGCTATCTAGCTGCCTGTACCCTGTCGCCTTGTAATGACTGTCTAAAGTCCTTGGCAGCTTACGGGATTAAAAAGATCGTCTACCAACACGAATATAGACCCGATATACCTTATCCCTTTAAAGAGATAGCAAAAGAATTCGGGATTGAAGTAGAGCAGATTACTTTGATTTAGCTCTAACTTTCTTCTTAACTGCTTTAGTCATTTTCATCTTTTTAGAAGAATAAGACTTCTTAGCTTCGTTAAGAGTTGAATTAACAGATTCGAGAATAGTATTAAAGTGAGGTGTGTTGATGTTCATATTAAAAATTAGTCTTCAAATCCATATGACATAGCACCGGGCTGGGAAGCCATATAATCTTTATAAACTTTGCCAAAAGAGCGCTCAAATTCTTTACGGCCAATATCTTCAATATCTTCTTCACCAGCTTCTAAAGCTTCGATATCCTGATCTGAATTCTCAGCTGAAGCGTATTTGATGGCACCAGCTCTAATCAAAGCGCTAACAGCCTTAGTGGCAGAACCTACATCAGTACCTCCGCGTTGAACAGCCTTAACGAGATCAGATCCTTTTTGAACTTGGTCGGCGATGTTCTCAACACGAGCATAATAAGTCTTAAGATCGTCTGAGAGCTCAACACCAGCACCTGACATCTCATCAGGAGTTAAAATTTCATATTCAGCTTCGTCCATAAAACGAGCAGCCTTAGGTGCCTTAGGAGCAGCAGGCTTGCCGTTCTCTACAGGCTCGGCATCTTCTACGGCAGCTTTAACTTCTTGTCTAGATACCTTAGCACCATACTCCTTCTTAGCAGCACCAAGCTGGGAAATAAGTCTTGCTGTATAACCTGCTACAGCTCTACCAGCACCAGGAATCTTAACTCCTTGCTCTTCTTGAATACTTTTAACAATTTCAATTAAAGCATTTGTGATAGAAGCCCGATAAGCATCTTCGTTGTTAGCAGGATTTGTACCACCTGGGAACACTTTGTCGTAAAGCTCTTTAGAAATCATGTCGACTACTTCTTCTTTAGATTTACCTAAAACATCAGCTAATTTACCGATGAGGTATCCACCACCAGGAGCTGATCCAATACCTGATTTAAGTGATCCGGAAAACGTTTCATATTCAGCACCAACAGGTGTAAGTTCAGTTAGGAGTTGTTCAAAAAGAGAATCAAAATTTTTAGTTGCCATATGTATATTATTTATACAGAATTGGTCTGAATCTCTAGGATCTTATTGAGATATTGTGAAGGGTTGGTAGATTTGATTCTAACCTTTGCTAGTCTGTTATTAAGCTCTTCATGCATGCCTCCTAAGCCCTGCACCCTATAATCAAAATAAGCCAGTCCTTCCTGGGCGTACTCTTCAACTCTAAAAGGGATAGGAATCTCAAACGACTCTTTAGTATCTTTAGAAGTTAATAAAGTGATATGAAGATAGTAATGGGTGCGTTTAAACAGAACTAGCCTTCCTTGCTTTATAGTCTTCTGTCCTAAAATAAACTTAATTGGTGATTGAAGAACTCGGGTGAGAAAAGCCTCTCCGGGCAACTCTTCTAAATAGGCTGAAGGTACGGATATCATAATATTACTTGTTCATAAAGGCAGCCTTCTGAACTGCCGGCATAGGTGCAATCTTGTCATTGAAGTATTGCCAAAACTCTTTAGGATCAGGAGAGGTCTTGATAACGGCAACCACCTCCACATCATTACAGTTAATGCATCTATAATTCTGCATAAAAATATCCCAGGTGATGATAAGGTTCTTAGAAGCTGGGTCATACTTAGGAGGTTGAGTTGCCGGTTCAAAGTTGAGGATATTACGGCCGAGTTGAGACATAAGAAGACCTCTATCATTAGTGCACAGCATTCGGCGATAATCACCGAACCCAGCCTTCTCAATACGTCTTTTAAATCTCAATTCAACAACATTAGTCATCAAAAGCTGAGCTAATGCTGCACGGCCTAATCTCATTTCTTCTTTTTATCTTTCTTCGATTCTTCTTTTGCCATCGGTCTACAAATACCGAAGATGCGTTCTTCAGATAGAAAAATAACCATCTTACCATTCTTTTGAATTGACTGCAATCCTCTATCTCCCGGGAAAATAATAATGTCATTTGGCTTAACTTGCTTGCATGCCGGGCCTGCAAGAATTACTCTAGCTACACGCCAAGCCCTGTGATCGATTACTGACTTGGGTAGATAAATTCCGTTACGAACAATCGATTCTCCATCTGGACTAGTATCAACGTACTCTGCAGAAATTACATTAGACAAAAGTTCTACAATTTCGTAGTCTTCCGGTAAGGGTAAGTCTTTATAATCTTCAGGTGCGATTCCGTTGTTTTCGGCAGCAAGGCCGGCCATTGAGTTAGCTATCATATATGTTTAAATTTAAGTTAATTGTTCAGTAAGTTCCAGTAATAGTTTCGTTTCTCTCTGTGACAGTTCTAGGTTCTGGGATAGATGTTCTATTCTATCATCCTCTTTAGTCTTCTCGTGTTTGACTTTCTTAATATAGTTGATCCGAGGCATAAACTTCTGCTTAGGAAAAAGCCTTAGCAAAAGCCTGTAATGCTGCTCCTTGTCCATACTACCCAGTCTATTAACACTCTCGTTAATAGCAGGACAGACTTGAGGGGTAAAGAAGGACAGCCACCGATTGATGAGAAACGGAATGTACTCGTCTAAAGGCAGACTGCCCTTCTTGAACACAACAACGTCTTTAAGATAGTCAAATATCGTCACACTACAACTTTCGTGGTCGCTACAAAGACCGAAGTTAGAATCTCATAAAAGATACCTTCAACTTCAGTCATAAAGTCAACAGCCTTCTCTTCAGAAAGGTTGGTTGAATAGGCAAATGAAGGTGCTTTAGGACCGGCATTAATATTAATACCGAGATGGATTAGAACGGCTCCGTTCTTCTCAGCTGCAATACTAACTGAAGCCTTCTTATACTCATCTCCGTCCTTGACCATAATGTCGTCTCCGTCAACATAACCATCAGTCTCCAGATACTTTGAACAGAGTAAAGAGCCGACCTGAGCATTAAGCAAGCGCTGGAACAAGGTACCACCCCAAAGATCCTTACCAGGAATCTCCATAAGGAAATTCATAGCTGACTCAGAATAGATATAGTCTTTGTTAAGAGAATCCTCGAGGTCGATAAGGTTCTCGATCACAGTCATGGGAGCAATAAAAGAAATAATATTGCCCAAAGGGTTAACTTCCTTCTTGTAAAGCTTGTAAGCTAAGCGTTCATGTAGCGCTTTACCGCAGTAGTAATCAGATCCAGTTAACTCTTTTAGTTTATCGCGTTTAATAATCATAGTGTGTAATAATATAAAGGCTATTCAGACTTCTTCAAGGCACTTTGCCATTTATCTTTAAAAATGTTATTAGAATCTTCCCAGTCCTGAGACATAAACGAATTGCCCAGGCCATGATGCAGACAGTAAACAGGATAGGTGCCCATAGTTAGCTTCTTCTCATTAGCCAAAAGACAGGAAGAAATGTCCCAGTGGTGAAACTTAAAGTCTTCGTCCAATTTAAAGCCTACCTCTAGAGCTCTCTCAACGTTAACACACATAAACAGTGCATCTAGAATTAGAGCTCTCATAGGGGTCGGTCCAAAGGTGGTAACAATCTGTCGGGTATTGTCTACTTTGAGCTGATTGCCTTCCTGCCAACAGAGAGGATGACTGACAGAGCCGGTTTGAGATTCACGCTTTGAACAAATGTGCCATAAGTTCTTATCTTTTAGTTCAAACGTAGCACCTCCCGCCAGACCGGTAATATCCCAAGGCGACTGGTTAAGCTTCTCTACTAAGTTCAAGTCATGGATCTCCAAGTCGTCGTGTACAAAAAGTAGTAATTTGTCCTTATTCTCTTCAGTCAGATAGCGGTTGTAGACTTCAGGTAAGCCGGTTGAGTTATCCTTAACTACTTCAAAGTCGAACATTGACTTGTCGTATCTCCTGTCACAGAGCACTTGTAAAGACTTAGCTAGAGGTCTTTGCTGAAACTCTTCTAGAGTCTTAGCTTTAGTTGCGGTTACGAGTAATACTTGTTTCATAAAATAAAATAGGGGTTGTCATAGTTAAAGGTCTGGTACATTTCAAACTGCATTCCGTTAAATTTAGTCACTACTCCGTCTTGTTCAACTATATGAGAACCTTCAAAAGAGACTGAACAAAAGCTATCTTCGTCCATATGTAGAGAGGAGCCGGCTTTAACTAAGAAGATCTCACCAGTAATAGAATTATAGATCCAGGAAGTTAAAAGGCCTTTATAACGTTCGTAGGTCTTAGCTATGTCGCCTCTCTTCCAATACAAGTCATAGGGAACCATAGCCGAGTCGACATTAAAGGCCATACATGTAGCTTCAGTCTTCAGTTCATTAAAGTTCTGAATGATTCCGTTCTGTGCCACAAACCAATTCTTAAACGAAAAGGGATGTGTAGTCTTAGGTGAAAAACTTTGACTAACAGTATTGGTCGGAGCTCTTGAATGAAACAAACAGTAGACAGGGAACTCCTCTGTACGCTTCATCTCTTCTTTGAGATAGTCGAGTTCAAAGATATCCTTTTGCTTTAGTAAGACAAAGTTGTTCTGGGTCACTCCTAAGAACCCTGATGACTGATAACCTCTATCAAGACCTAGCCTGTAAAGAGTATATGCTTTCTCGAGGTTAGAACTGCCTGCTACAGAGCACATTAGGACATTATAGGCTGACACCCATACTTAGTCCAGTCAATGTCTATAGCATACTTAACCGGATCAATTAACTTTGCGTCTATAAAGCCGCGCAAACGAGCGGCACAAGCCGGGCATTGAGAACAGCCCACCTCTTCCCCATTATAGCAGGTTAACGTCTTAGAAAAATTAATACCGAGCTCTACGCCATATTGAATAATTTCCTTCTTAGACATCTTAATAAGCGGCGCCTGAACTTGAATAGTATTCTTTCGGTTAAGCGCTAAAATAGAGTTATAAAGTTCAAGGTAATGATTTGTACAATCCCAAAAACCGCTCGTGTCGTCTGCCATAGCAGCACCATAAAGAATAGTTTCTGCTCCAATAGATTCAGCATATCCAGCAGCAATTGAAAGCATTACTGTATTACGATTTGGAACATACGCCAAAGTTTGAGCTTCTCCAATTACCTCCGCCATTTTAGGCACATTAATATTAGGATTAGTTAAAGCAGATGCAGTAGCTAATTTAGCGTAAAATGTCAAATCAACAATAATATGTTGTTGAATCTTTTGACCTTCACCAACACCTAAATCAGCTGTATAATTAATAGCTTTATCAATTTCAAGTTTATGTCTTTGATTATAGTTATATGTTAAACAATAAACATCTTCAAAGTTCTTAATAGCATGATGTAAGATTACTGTTGAATCCATCCCCCCGCTGTATATAACAACTGATTTAGTATTAGACATTACGATATTGTATAATAAATTTTAATTTTTGCAATATATGTGTCTTTCATATTTTTCCACAAATTCTAAAAAGATTTTTATGGGGAAACTATTAGTATAATGTATTCCCTCACTATGCATGTACCAGATTTTAACCCATTCTGAACCAAACCACAAACCCAAAAGTTCATTATCACTACAAAATTCTTTTTCAAAATCTTCTTGATGGCTAAAGACCAAGTCTTCCCATTGAGATAACTGTTTAAGAGTTTCTTTTTCTGCTCCAATATTTTCTGCGATTGATCTGTATTCTTTAAGTTCAGCTATAAGTTCGTTTCGTTCTTTGATAATTCTTTTGGCACATTGTCCCAAAGTTTCTAATTCGCCTTGAGAATCTCTATCTATCTCATTTGACAAAGCATCATAAACCTCATCATAAAGAGCTTCCCATTTTTTTGCTTCTTCTCTGTAAATTTCATTCATCTTTTAATCTCCAGTCTTTTTTGATATTTAATTTCCATTTTCAAAAATATTTCCCACGACTTCTAAATGATCAAAGTCAGAAAGATACACAAAACTATCTACAAATTCAAGAATAAAAGCAGCTTCTTCGTTGGAATATTTGCATGTATATACAATACCAGTTTTGGCTTTTACCAAATCTCCTTCATAAATTTCTTGAAGATTTTTATCCAACATACCTGTAAATTGTTGAATAATATGACCTTGTTTAACGAAAGTATCCATTGGATAATATTGGATATAATCCTCTACCCAACATTTTTTCTTTTCGTCGTAAACTCTAAATTTAAATGCTCTCATTTTAATTAGAAGCTATAACGTTTCCAGATTGTGTCTTTATAACTACATTTTCCAACTCTTTATCTTTAATAAATTTTATTTTTTTGTTTTTAAATTGAATATGTCCTATATAATCTGGTATAGATATTCCAGAACATTTAACAGGACTCCATTGAAATACAGGCAACTTTTCAACAAATTCCATAGCATTATTAGAACATATCAAAGTGGGTTCGGTTTCTGTTAAATGAATATCAGCATACTCATTTAGAAAAATAATAAATTCTCTACAGGTTTCTATTTTCCAACCAGAGCTTTTATGACAATCAGAATTTAGTTTAAATGCTCTCATGTAATAGGTTGAATCAAGTTCTTTTCATCCTCAAAATATTTTTTATCCTCTAAAGCTTTCATGGCTACTGCAATTGCACCACAAACAACAATAAAACAAATTAGAAACAGTTCATGCCATATAGTCATTTTAAGTACTCTTTTATTGTATCATATAATGAAGGAATGTCAAAGCAGATTTCATTACCCTCTTTGTCAAAGGCTTTTAGAGGTCCTCCTGATAAAGATTCCTTCTCATACAAGTACCAATAGATCCATTCCGTTCCTTCTTCAGTAAAAGCTTCTACCATCAAAGGTCTTGTTACCTCTCTATAATAGTCTTCATCAAAGCTAAGGATATCTATTCCTAAAGTATAGAGCTTGTCTTTTTTATCTCTATAGCTTTTGAGTCCTTCAATGAGAGTTGTAAAGGTTTTGAGTGTCATATTATTTTTCTCCGGTCATCTGTTTAAGATTTTTGTTAATGTTATCGAGATAGCTTTGGAGAGTTTTATTTTCTTTTCTATATCTTTCTAATTTGTCTTCTAGTCTTTTGTTCTCAATTACTAGATCTTTAAGTTCTTCAAACATATTTTCCACACATTTAGGAATGCTAAAAATACCTTTAGGTAGGTCTACAGGGGGGTTCCCTGTAAGGATGTCATAGGTCTGGTCTACTATTTTTTGATGTATTCTCTCATCCTCTACAACATCTTGTACCTTTTCGACTAGTAATTCTAAACCATCTACAAAGTCCCAGATCTTGAATTTTGAATAACCAAAGCAGTTCCAACATTTTTCAATACATTTGGCTAATTGTTTTTGTGTTTCTTCTAAAAATTCAATTCTTTTATCTAATTCTAAATCTTCAGCACCTACATCGTATACATGTTTTTGGAGTTTGAGGGTTTCTTTTAAGCTATCAATTTCTTTTTCTTTCTCAATCTTATCAAGTTCTAGACTGAGGACAAGCCTAGTTTGCATCTCATACATTTCTTTCCAAGTCTCTTTTTCTGCTTCAAGCTTGTCAAGGTCTTTAGAGATTTTTTTAAGTTCTTCTGACATCACTTTATTCTATAGTATTTGTCTTAGGAGTCAAGTGTATTTTTATTTTCAAAAATATTTCCAATTACTTCAACATTATATCCATCACTTAAATCACAAAACATATCATTAAATCCTTTTAAATCAAATCCAAATTTAGCACTTTCATATCTAATAAAAGATGTTAATTCTTTGATATGGGTAGGTTCATCGGAGGTTGCTTCAAATAATCTTGAATATTTGATTATATCTCCTTCATAGATCTCTTTACCATTATTATCAAGCATTCCTGTGAATTGTTGAATGACATAGTGTTCTGAGCAATTAATAAGACCTGTATGTTTAAAATCTCCAATTAATTGACCATCTAATTGAAGATAAATTTTTTCTTCATAGTCTCCATTTTTAGTTGGGCTTGATGGATACAACATTTCTTGATATGTTGGGTTCCAAACTCTAAATTTTAGTTTTCTACTCATTTTTCCATCCTTTCCATTCAAATTCGCAAATGTCAAATGGTTCTTTAAGCCATTTCCAATTGCTCCAATAACTATTATAGCTTAAATTCCATTTAGTCAATGAATATTTTTTGCATTGTAAATGAAATGCTCCAAATCTAACATTAAACCATAGATCACTCATTGCTTAAATCTGGGTTATGCTTAACACAAGAACCTATTTCAATATGATTATTTGCAAGCATTCTCATAAAGTCTTCATTATCTTTTAATACTTTAAAGGGATTACCTCCAGCATGCATAATAGACTCTCCAAGTATTTCAAAGTTTTTATGATATATTTCCCAATTAACTATTTTTGGTTTCATTGTTTATATTTTTTCTGGATGAGGTTCAAGTTGTTCAGATAGTTCTTTTTCTCACTAAAATGGGCTTGTGTTCCGATAAATCTAGCAGCTTTTTTAAGGAATGCTTGATGGGTTTGTTCTGTACTATCTGAAGGAAAGACAAAGTTATAAATAATTTCTTTTGCCTCTTCAAGCTCTTCTTGAAGCTCTACAATTTTAATTGCTCTTTTTTCGCAGGTTGTTTTCATTTTGTTTAATCTCTAAAAAATATCATAATAATGCTCTCTAATAATATCATGAAGTTCAGATGCTTCTTCTCTTAAATCCATTTCAATAGCAGTAATCCAAGATTTTCTAAATTTAATTTCTTTTACATTTTCATGCAACCAAATAATATATTCTGGATCAATATCGCAAATCTCTCTGTAAGTTTTACCAGAATACTTTCCAAAGCTAATTATATCAGTATCTTCGTCAATAACTTTCATTTTATTTTTTTCTGTTTAAGTTCTCTATTCATGAAGTCTTTTAAGAGTTGGCAAAAGTCATCAATGTCCTCTACATCAAGTGCCCATCTTTGAGTGCTAATAACTAGATAGTGCTCATTAGAGCAAACATCTATAGCTTCGAGAGATAATTCCTGAACCTTTAGATCAGTTCTAGGGGAACTAGTATCCTCTTCTTGTTCATAAGATTCATACCAAGAAGAAGATTCAAAACGCTTTTTCCAAGTTTTCATTATGTTCTAGTATACAGGAAGGACTAGGGCAACTCAAGCTTTTCTTTCAGTTATTTCTTCTCCAAGCTTTATCCATTTAACATCCCCACCACAATCTTTCCATGCTTCTTCTTTAGAATCATAAGGTCCAGCAACAGATCCCATATAATGAGCATACCATTTATCAGGTATAAAATGCTTTTTAACTTGATCATAAGCCTCAGCCAGCATTTTAGAGTCTTTATTCATTATCTATTATTTATCTCTTCTAGAGTCTATTTCGGCAACACAAAGCCAAAGTCTGCTCACTCATCTTTGTCTGCTTTTTCACAGATCTTTCTATCAGCAATTTCATAGACCTCCCAGAAGTCATCTCTCTCCTGTTTACTGAGATCTAAGAGTCTATCCCTAACTGATTCAATTCTAGTACAATAGTTATTTTGTTCATATTTTAGAAAAGCAACAACATATTGATTTTCTTTGTTTGAGAAGCAATTTTTATCAACGGACATTTGAGGCTTCACCACAAAGTCTCCATCATCTTCCCAGCCATCTTTAAGGTATTCTTCTAGTTTTCCATACAAGTCATTAGGCATATACTTGACAATATGAAAACCATCATACTTAGTAGATACTGCACCAATGTTGTTGATTCTAATATTCATTAGTTTATGTAATGATAGATAGGTTTTTGAGGTTTGTCAAGAGCTTTTTGTCTTCGTTCTTCTTTATCAGCTTCAATCGCTTCTAGAGCATCTTCTTTGGTTGTGTAGAAGGCAGTGCGAGGGGTGCGGCCATCCTCTCCACCCCACCAGACAAATCTACGCCAAAAAAGGAATTTTTTATACTGAGGGTAGTAGTAATTTTTTTTAATTAACTTAGTATAAGATGGATCGAACCCTGTGTCTTCTATTTCTTTGATTCTGTATTTCATAAGAGTTTTAGTACCTTACTTTTCTAGGCTTCTTAAAAGCTATAGCCTCATATTCACTACCAAATCTATTCACATAGTCTTCAAACTCAATATCTTCATCACAGTTATAAAGATAATCAAAGAGAAGATCTTTACCCCTCTCATTGAGTCTCAGGTCTTGTGACAGCTTTTCATACACTTCATCGACATGCTTTTGTAGCCTGTTGATATATTCTTTGTCCTTAAAGATTCTGTCTTCAGGATGTTCATACTGTCTTGTATAGTGTTGTTCTGTGATCATAGGTTTATTATACAGAGTTGTTCAGGGCTGGCAAGCTTTTCCTGTAGAACAAATTAAATATAATATAATGGCAGGGGTACCCTCATCTTTAGAGCTTTTTAGATCAATTCGCCGACGTTTACTAAGAAGGAGCGACAACGGACCTACAGTTAGAGAGCGTGTTTCCCTTAAATGGAAATCCGTGGGCACTCCTTCAGGTATGTTTACGGAGTTTGTAGAATCTGAACCTCTAGTTTTGTTTACCTTTAATACTACTCTTGGGTTGTGGTTTTCGGAAGTCGTCTCGGCGGGTAAGTTCCGCTGATGACGGGCGTTCTCCCAAAAAAAATCATTCTCTACGGCGCTTCCTCTCCTTCCACGCTTGAGCTTTTTTCCACGCCTTCAAATAATATGGAATTTCGGTAGCGGCTACCACAAGCAACACTCCCAAAGGAATCCCGATCAACATACCGAATGATCTTATCGTCGCATCCCTAATTCCATGATTCTTGTTGATCTTCTCATCAATTTGACTGGCGCTGTAATTGGTGCTGGTATCGCCAGTTCCGCCGCTTTGTGGATCGCCTACAGACAGCGGAGAGATGCTGCCAAGGATACTCTGCGGGCGCTGCTGATGGCTCAGTTGGATATGACCTTTGCGGAGGTTGATGTCGGGAAGATCACTAATCCCGCATTGATCGCTCAACACAATTTTAGAGTCAGCTACCCCAATATCCTCGCGGCATACATTAACTACAGAAGCATGTTGTGTTCTTTCGAGCGGAACCATATTTCCGAGGCATGGAGAGCATATAAGGGGACAGAGAAGAAGTGTTTTGATAGCTCTGTTGATATATTCTTTGTCCTTAAAGATTCTGTCTTCAGGATGTTCATACTGTCTTGTATAGTGTTGTTCTGTGATCATAGGTTTATTATACAGAGTTGTTCAGGGCTGGCAAGCTTTTCCTGTAGAACAAATTAAATATAATATAATGGCAGGGGTACCCTCATCTTTAGAGCTTTTTAGATCAATTCGCCGACGTTTACTAAGAAGGAGCGACAACGGACCTACAGTTAGAGAGCGTGTTTCCCTTAAATGGAAATCCGTGGGCACTCCTTCAGGTATGTTTACGGAGTTTGTAGAATCTGAACCTCTAGTTTTGTTTACCTTTAATACTACTCTTGTCGTAGGTCAAATGGACACTATTGGAGGACAGATATCGGTGCTTCCGGTTCCTCGTACCAATAGCTGGACTGACTACCCTTCACCACAAACGGGTACTTTGAGAGTTACTCCGGGAACTTATAGCGAATCTTATACTATACCTCAGGGCTTTAGTACCGGTATTGATGTATATTCTTGGACCTTGCCTCTAAGCACTCAAACCGTAACCACCTCAGTTACGGGAGGCACCCAGAACGTCCATTATACTATTACCACTCAGGCTTTAGAATCAGGAACTCAACTCAGAACTCGCATTACCTATTTAAGTGCCGGTAGTTATACCGTAGGGGTATCGGTTACTAATTCTGCTCCTATTCCGAGCGGCACTATAACTTACAACACTCAACCATTAACATACACAGGAGAAATATTAACTTATAATCCCTAAATATTAAAACACATGTCTATAGAACTTACCACAGCTTCCAGTACAACACTTTCCGGCATAAGAACTGCTCTTAGATGCTTTGAAGACATTCCACTTGCCCCGACCTTAGTTTTCAATGGAACCACAGGACAGACAGAATTTCTCTACGGAGACATACCAGAGAATTGGAAGTCCAACAACACCGACATTACTCAACTGTATATCGGAAACTCAGCAACCTCCATCGGAAGCAACGCATTCAGCGGCTGCTACTATCTCACAAATGATCTTGTTATCCCGAATAGCGTTACCACTATTGGAAGTGATGCGTTCTATAACTGCAACGCCTTAGCTGGCGACCTCATCATCGGAACTGGCGTCACATCTGTCGGGGGATATGCATTCAAAGGAACCAACTTTACCAGAACAATAATTGCGGATGGCAGAACGACTATTCCCGGAGATTTTGCATTCAACGCGAAGCTTATTGGTGAACTCATAATTCCTAATAGTGTCACCTCCATTGGAAATTCTGCATTCATGGACTGCTCAGACCTAAATAGCGATCTTGTTATTCCCAACAGCATCACCTCAATTGGTAGTTATGCATTCCAGTATTGCTCCAGCTTCACAGGCGACCTAATCATCCCGAACAGCGTCACCTCAATTGGAGACCGCGCCTTTCGATTTTGCGATGGGTTCACAGGCTACCTCAAAGTCCCCAATAGCGTGACCTCAATTGGAAACTATGCATTTGAAAACTGCACAGGCTTAACCTCCGCATATCTCAACCAACCCATCAGCTCCATTGGAAGCTATGCGTTTTATCTTACCGGCATAACCAACATTTATATCGGCCCAGATGCCACAGGTTACACTTTAGGAGCGGGACAAACTATTGGCGGCAAGAGCGGTATCACTGTCTCTGCTTGGACTAACTATCCTAATGTACCGTAATCATAAATACTAAAACACATGTCTATAGAACTTACTACAGCTTCCAGTACAACACTTTCCGGCATAAGAACTGCTCTTAGATGCTTTGAAGACATTCCACTATTTCCAACACTTATATACGATGGAAATGTCCAGGATACTCAGTTTCTCAATGGAGACATTCCGTCAAACTGGAAGGCCAGCAACACCGACATTACTCAACTGTATATCGGAAACTCCGCCACTTCTATTGGTGACTACGCATTCAGCGGCTGCTCATATCTCACAGGCGATATCGTTATACCCAATAGCGTTACCTCCATCGGAAGCAACGCATTCAGATATTGCACTGGCTTCACGGGTAATCTCATCATCGGAACTGGCGTCACCTCAATTGGAAGCTACGCATTTTACGATACATACTTCACCAGAACAATCATCGCGGATGGCAGAACCACCATCCATGACAATTTTGCAGACAATGCGCTTCTTCGCGGTGAACTCACTATACCAAATAGCGTCACATCAATCGGACAATATGCATTTGCCAACTTTTCGCTTTCCTTAGCAAACTCATTCGACGGAGAACTTGTACTTCCAAACAGTGTTGTCACCATTGAAAGTTATGCGTTTTATAATAACAACTTTACTGGAAGTCTCACAATACCTAATAGCGTCACCTCCATTGGAGACTTTGCCTTTAACAAGTGCTCCGGTTTCACAGGCAATCTCACAATCCCCAACAGCGTTACCACCATTGGAAGTGACGCATTCCGTGACTGCTTCGGTTTAACTTCCGCTTACCTCAATCAACCAATCGGCTCCATCGGAAGTTACGCATTCTATAATTCAGGAATAACCAACATTTATATCGGCCCAGATGCCACGGGCTACACTTTAGGGTCTGGACAAACTATTGGCGGCAAGAGCGGTATCACCGTCTCTGCTTGGACAAACTACCCTAATGTACCGTAAAGAACCACACAAAAGGAAAGATATTAAATTATTTGATTTCTCTAGAGGTTATTATTAATTTATAACATAAAAATCTATGAGTAAAAAAATAATTTTTGTGTCGGGGCTTCCGAGATCGGGGTCAACTCTTTTAATGAACCTCTTAGCACAGAATCCTAAGGTTCACTCAACCGCAACCTCAGGGCTCCACGAAATCGGTTATATTGCTCGGCAATTCTCTGCGACTGAAGAATTTAAAACAATTCCAAACCCCAAAGATGGCGAAACACTGTTCTACGATTATGTAAAAGGGGGATGTGAGAATGCCTTCAACCGGCTGACAGATCGACCTATTGTAGCTGATAAATGCCGTTCGTGGGTTGGGCATCTCGATATGCTTTTTGCTATCTGGCCTGATGCTAAAGTTCTAGTACCGGTACGAGACATGCGCGGTATTCTTTCCTCCTTTGAGAAAAAATGGCAAAAACATCCCTTTCCCTTTACCGGAGTGGAAAAACAGAACCCACAACTTTGGACCACGGTAGAAAAACGCGCACAAGGGTGGCTGAATATGCCGCCTTTAGGTATCGCAGTAGAGCGGCTCTCAGACGCTGTTAAGCGGTTTAAGAGTAAGCTTCACTTCGTTCATTTTGAATCTCTGACCAAGGCCCCTGCTGAGACAATGACTGCAGTCTGGAATTATCTAGGCATTGAGGCTCCTTCTCACGACTTTAATAACGTAGAACAATACACCCATGAACATGAGCTCGGTTGGCCTTACGGGGATCACACGATTCGTGGTAAAGTAGAACCGGTAGCTCCTGACTGGAACGAAGTTTTAGGTCGGCAATTTTCAGAGCAAATTAAACAATCCTTTAAATGGATAGATAGTCTTTAAAAAGTAAAGTCTGCTATTAAATAATAAATAATTAAACACTATGAAATATGCAATTCTAGGCCCTCGTAACGGTGTTCTTCGCGTAACTGATGAAGAGCCTAAAGTAACTCCCCCTAACGGTAAAGTGGTGCAGGTTACCCAAGATCAAGCCGATACTATTAAAGCCGGTTTTGAGGCTAGTCCCAAAATCATTTACTTTCTAGAAGACAATAAGCTAGTTTCTCAAGAAGAGAAGAGAGAAGCTTTTAAACAACAGAATAAGCCTAAGGTATCTGCAGAAAAATGGATCGAGAGTCAAGGTTATACTGCTCTCCGTCTCGTAGCTCTTAAGGACATCGAAGATAAATTAGCTTCATTTGGTCTTTCTTCAGAGAAGGTTTCACCTGTTCGTGCCTGGCTTAATATTATTTTGGCAGAGTATGCAGCTAATCCAGAGCCTCGTAACGATTGGTCGCCTGCTCCTTATACTTTTGAAGAGGCTATTCAGGACGGAGCCGCTTCTCTTCCCTTAGCATAATAATATGCCGGCAGTCATTAACAACGATAGACTAGAATTAAGAGCTGATAGTTTAGGTTATCAGGCAGCAAGAGTACAATTACCTGCTCAGCCTTCTACAGCTGATACAATGGTCTTTTATTATAAGGCCTGGGTTGAAGGTTGGCCAGTAAGTACGAATGAAGCTAATACTTCTTATGCATGGAACGGAGATGCATTTTTTGGTTTATCTTTTAATGGGTCTGTATCGGCTAACAACGGAGGTATTGTAGGATGGACCAATCAGCAAGGTACAACATCGGCAGGCAACACTATATCTCACACCACTTATACATCTTGGAGGCCATCTGCCACTACACCGTTTGTTTTTACTAACGGAGGTTTTAATATTAATGCCCTCTACTACGGTTCGTCAACAACTAGCAACTTTATTAATACAACTTATGCAGGCATGCCCTTTCCTACTAATGCTGTTATAGGTACAAGTGCAGTTAATAGCTTTTTAGGTATTATAAAAATGCAGAAGGTAGCTGCTAATGCTAGTAATATATCGATAAGCTTTGGTACTAACTGGGAAGGCTTAGCCCAAGACAACTATACTACTGCTCTTACCTCTGCTAATACATCTTGGATAGTTAATAATAATGCAGTACAAGAACGCTCTAACTTCCGTCCTAACTGGAATAGTCCTTCTTTAAGTGGTACGGTAGTGTTTCCGTCTTGGGTAGTAGCCAAGTGGGTATCAGGGGTACCTACACGCAACCTGGTAATAGATTCGCTTAGAGTAGAGTACTATAACGGTGCAGAGCTCGTCGGCACGGTAGGTTAAGACATAATCCAGTCTATAACCTGAGGGTTGTTTGCTAGAAAAGTAGCAATCATATTTACTGTCTTACCTGCTAATTCTCTATGCTGAAGGAGTAGTTCAGGGTTGGCTTTTAAGAAATCATTCAAATAGTTTGCCATAAGAACAGGCGACACCGCCCCTGCCCCTAATACTCCTAGCTCTGATACAAACTTCTTTAAGATGTCTTTGTGTTCTTTGATCCAGTCTTTAATGCCTTCCTCCAGCATTACTTCTTCGTATAGTCTTTCTATCATAGACTATTATTTAGTCTTCGTAAGTAATGCGATAATTACAGTACTCAGCCGGGTAGTATTGAGAGTACTTTTGAATGTACTCAATACATTCCTCAAATGTCTTAAAGGGTGCCAGCATGACTTGGTACCAGGAGTTCTCATCTCGATTCCGGCGTTCGACGTTGTAGTAAGGTTTTTGTGCTAAGGATGCCATATTAAGGATAGTTATTGAGTAAGTAGAAGCCGTTCCAAGGGTTCTGAAGTTGTTTGTAGAGATCGCGATTAGCTTGTCGAGAGGCTCTCAAAGCTTGAAGCAAGTCTTGTCTGTTGTTAGATCTCCGGACGAACTCTTCTAGCTTCATTGCTTCGTTATCCGTTCGTTCGATAGCTTGTCTTAAGGGCTGGGTGTTATAGTTGATGAAGGGAGGGTAGTTGAGGGCAATGATCTCCGGACCATTGTAAGCACATCCCGACAGAAGGATTGAAAGGAGTAAAAGCTTTTTCATTTGTTGTATTTTTCTTCAAGCATTTTGAAGTATTCAATTATTAAAGGAATGTACTCATCATAGCCAGTAAATATTTCTGTTACCCCTTTTATTTTCTTTTCAATGATGAGGTTCTTAGGGAAACGTTTTTGAAGATAGTATTCTTTTGTAAGAGCTATTCTAGGCTTTAACCTCACACTACATATAATGTTAATATCCCAATCTTGGTACTGATCTTTTTCGTACTTGTTGTAGAAGCGTTCAAGTGCTGTCTTTTTACCTGTTACACCAAACTTTCGGAAGTCTGATTTGCCAGTTATTTTATTAATGAAGTCAGCAAAGTATAGTTCAAGGTCAGGAAGGTGTAAGAGTTGTTCTTGGGAACGGATATGTTCTTCCAGCGTCTGAGGCTTGACTCGACTTCTCATTTGATCACCTTATGACCGTCTCCAGATAGTTTATAGTTAGCAGTGAAGGAGTCAAGCTTGTAATCTGGCATTCTTTTGACTTCGGCATGGGCTAAGATCTTGGTCTTATCTTTAGCCGAGGAGTAGTCAATGAGCTGATGAATCAGTTCACGCTTTTTCTGTGGACACTTTTGGTCCCAGATTTCGTTTGCGAGTTTGTCGAGGTTTTTCATCGAGTATGGTTGTTTGGATTATTCGGGTTTTGATTCCGGTTTTGTTTTGTTTGTAATCGTCGGCTACCTTGCGGGCAGCTTCCTCGGTTTTGTAGAAGTGCTGGTCAAAGGCAAGCCAATCCTTCCACAGCTTGTTGTAGTACTCAATTTGATAATGAGGCATTAGAGCAGTTTAATAAGTTTTGAGATTATTAGCAAGCCTAGATACAAAGTGAACCCAGCAATAATGACGGCTTTGCTGGTTTCCAAAAAGCACTGAACCCAATAATTGTCTAGCAGTTTCTTGAACATATTAAATGAAGAATTGTCTAAAGATTGTCTTAACGATTTCAACTAAGAGCATGGCAGTCACAAGTCCTACACAAATACCGACATAGATAGCCTTCATAGTTTCTACGAAGTGTTTGATTTGATCTTTTATTAGCATACCACTATTATGGAGGAACTTGAAGATGTCGGCAACTTTAATTTTAACCTTGAAGTCTTTTCCTGGTTCCTCTTTAATGATGTCATGATTTGCACCCATTGTTTTAATGCAGTTGAAAAAGAAAGATTAGAACTAATACCTCATACTCAGCTCTGTGGAAGCTGTGCTCGTCTTTTTAATGTAGGCAAACGTAAGAAAGGAGTCATGGTTTCAACCGGAAAGGTTGGATCTGAGATTCAAGTCTTAAGTGATAGCTGTTACAAGTCTCAGAAGAAGTACTTAGTTGCGAACGGAGCCTTTAGTGTGATTAAGAATTTTTCTCGTAATATATCGGTTTAGTTATATCACTTCCATCTTTAGGTCTTTTTAAATTATCTTGATACCATAATGGTCGAAGATTTGTATAATGAAAGCATTGTTTTTGTTGTTCTGGATCTGTTAAATCGAATGTATTGATGGGTTTAATGTGATCTATATGCCACCCAAACAGCCTTTTCTTTATTTTTTGTAAACAGTTTTTGAGTATTAATATTCTTCACATAATTATTTATGCCTCTGAGCATTGGATTCTCATTTGAGAAATTGATATTCTTCACACAATACACAATGCTCAGAGGTATTTTTGTTCATAACTCAGTCTTAAATCTTAAGTCTTAGTTCTTAAAGTTTAGGGATAATAATGTTGCCGACCCATTACAGTTCCGATATACTTGTAACAATGAAAGTAATCAAGACCAACTCTAAAGGCTTCCAGCGCGTCAAGGATGTTAAGATTCCTGAGATTTACTCGCGCCGGTTTAAGACGGGTCGTAAGGACCTCGATGATGTATTTGGTGGCTCGGGGCTTCTCCCTGGTATGTCCTTTATGCTCGCTGCTTCTGCAGGTTCTGGTAAGACTACCTGCATGCTGCAGATGCTCGAATTGCTTGAGAAGTCTGGTAAGAAGACGGCTTATGTCTCTTGTGAAGAGGCTACGGCACAGCTAGCGTTTACTTGTAAGCGTCTGGGTGTTGAGCTTGTTTCTGTAGCTAATATGTCTGTCATCGAGGATATCTTTGAAGTTATTGCTGAAGGCAAATATGAGATTGTTATCTTGGATTCCTTCCCCGCTTTAACTTCTCGTAAGAAGATCCGCGGCCGCCAGCTGGAAGAGTATCTTTCTAACTACATTACTTCGAAGGCTAAGGAACTCGAAGTTGTTGTTGGCACGATTCAACATATGACCAAAGCAGGGCAATATCGCGGCAGTACCTTGTTGAGCCATTCCGTTGATTGCACGATCATGATGGAGAAGTGCAAAGAGGATCCTTCTGTCCGTATCTTCAATACGACTAAGAATCGCTTTGGTTCTACGAATGAGATCTGCTTCTATATGACCTCTAACGGCTTTGACTTTGAGAAGGTTGAAGTTGAGTCTGAAGATGACAAACCCGCTAAGAAGGGTAAGACTGCTCAGTACAAAGACAAAATTCTCAATGCCGTTAAGCAGAACGGACAGATCAATCTCAAGACGGCTACCGACCTCTTGGGCTGCTCGTTGAAGGCTCAGTCTGTTCTTCGGGAGCTGACAATGCTAGAAGTTATCAAAAAGGATGGCCGCGGCCAAAAAGCCCAATACACTTTCATTCAAACTACCTAATATGAATAAAAAACAACAAAAGCAAATGTCTCTTAACACCCTCAAGTGGATTAATAGGCAACTGGATAGCGTTAGCGGGACCTCTCGGGTCATTAATAGAATCCTAGCAGGGCGAGGAGACGACATCCCTATTGAGACAGAAGCTTTGATGGAAAACAAATTGGATGATCTCAAAAAAGAAGTTCGATACCTGGAGCAAAAAATTAAATTTGAATTAGCTCTACTGGCCCAGCTCTAACTTAAGTTGCCTTTAATTAAAATTCCTTTATTATTAAACCATAAGCTAAGATGACAACTAAGAACGGATCTATTATTAAAGTAGACAGGGTGCACCTTTCACGGAAGGACTATGACGTTCTAGTAGACAGAGATAAAGAATTCCTTACTAAACTCTCTACCCTATATCCCGGAACCTGGCATCTGGGAGGAGTTACCTTCAAGAACATTACCGAAGATGATATTATTAAGCTGGTTCAAACACTTTAAACTTGCCTTTCTTCCAACAACCCTACATAATATACATCCAATAATGAAACATCTCATCTATCTCTTAATAGATATGCTCGTAGCAGTAAAGGAAGCTCTGCAAATCGTTTACCGTTCGGTAACCTTTAAGAGTAAGCCTCAACCCTCGCTTCTGGCTCGCAATATCGCCTGGTGTACGGATAGTGCTTGGCTAGAGCGACTTAAAGCCTACCAGCAGCTTTCACTTTGGACTCATAACAAGTAATATGAACTTGAAAACTTTACCACTCTAATCAAAGGTATTGAAAAAAAACAAGAGTATAATAATAACATTCAAATATGAAAATCGAAGGACTAACCGACAAGCAAAAATCCGCAATGCCTCAATATGTAGACAAATGGATTAAACTAGGGACATCTACAGACAGATTCAGCTTTGACGACGCAGTAGATATTATCCATGATCTTCAAAAAATCGTTCTCAAACAAGAAACAACCCCTGTCCTTGTGTTTGATGATCCTGTTGAAGCATGGGTGGCTTGTAATTTAGCCAAAACCCATCGAGCTAATGATATTCCTAAATTAGTCGATGATTATTTTGACGGAAAATTAAAATTACAAATTGAACAATTCTACACTCCTTATTTAAGAGGATCTTTTGATGCATCGTTTTATAGTTTTTATGATTTTTTCCGTGATGAAGTCGGAATCAAGTATGAAGTGAACGCTGAATACGAAGCGATGCGAGCATCTCACATACTCGGTTACATTTTCAACATTAAAGATGTTGGACCACAAAACATGTGTATTGTTTGTCAAAAACCTGTTGAGATTAACCTCAACGAAAACAATGTTATACATGGCGACGGACAACCTGCAATCCGTTACAAAGGAAGGGGTAATGTTAGAGTTTACGCACTAAATGGAATTGTAGTTCCTGAGTGGTTGGCTATGACAAAATCGACCGATATCCCTTTAAAAAATTATAATTTGATCGAAAATGCTGATCAAAAAATGGAATTTGTCAAAAAAGTCGGCATAGAGAGAATGCTCGATATGGGTACACAAATTGATAGCTACAAAAAATACAAGACCAAAATGTGGCACAACTCCCAATACGAGCTTTGGGATATGTCAAAATTGTTCCCAACAATCACTTACGCTCCTCATTTGAAGATGCTAAACCAAACAACGGGGGTTTGGCATGTAGAGGCAGTTTCGCCAAAGTGTAGAACCCTTACTGAAGCAATACAAGAGCGTTTTGGGGGGAGAGATCTGGAAATTGAAGCAATTGCCTAGTTGCAGTCTAATTACGGTTTCGATATACTTAGAACAATGAAAAAGATGCAAACGCTTAAAGATTCTGTAAGTGATTCTGTGTGGGAGGCTGTGATGAATTCTGTGGTGAATCCTGTAAAGAAGTCTGTGTGGTACTCTGTGGATAATTCTGTGGGGAGCCCTGTGTGGGATTCTGTGGAGAGTTCTGTGAGTAATTCTGTGAGTGATTCTGTACAAAATTTTAACAAACCGCTTTAAAAATGAAAACGCTTAAAGATTCTGTGGGAAATTCTGTGGCGAGGTCTGTGAGTGATTCTGTGTGGAATTCTGTGGAGAAATCTGTGTGGAATTCTGTGTGGGAGGCTGTGATGAATTCTGTGGTGAATCCTGTAAAGAAGTCTGTGTGGTACTCTGTGTGGAATTCTGTGGGAAATTCTGTGGCGAGGTCTGTGTGGAATTCTGTGGGGGATTCTGTACAAAATTTTAACAAACCGCTTTGAAAATGAAAACGCTTAAAGATTCTGTGAGGAATTCTGTGTGGAATTCTGTGGAGAAATCTGTGAGTGATTCTGTGGGGATATCTTTGAGAAATACTGTGGGGATATCTGTGTGGGAGGCTGTGTGGTACTCTGTGGATAATTCTGTGGGGAGCCCTGTGTGGGATTCTGTGGAGAGTTCTGTGAGTAATTCTGTAAAAGATTTTACAAAAAAAAAAAATTGAAAAAAATCTTTGACATTTAAATAAAACCCTATATCATGAAGATTATGAAAAATACAAAACCAAAAACTATTGTACATGGCGAATGCTTTATTTTTCAAAATGAAATTCCTGTAGAAGCAACCTTAGAAAAACATGAGCAGGGGTATGTGATCATTGCCGATTCTGAAACTACTGGAAATCACCATGTTATTGATAGAAAACCTAAAGTCAACTTTTATAAGTTGGGTAACCGCCGCTTTATTGATTGCGGAGAAGAAACTGTGGTTCGTTGCTTGGTGAAAGATCGCCATGACACCATTCCTCTAAAAAAAGGAACGTACGAAATAGGTATTCAACAAGAATATGACTATTTTGAACAAGCTTTACGCAATGTTCGAGACTAAAAAATAATTTTAAATAGAACAATGACAGGCTTTTACGAAAATATGGTAGAGGAGACAAAGTAGGTGGAGGTCTTTTGGAATTTTTAGAAGATCACCCGCAATTTGCAAAATGACAAAAAAAGAAAAGCACGAAATGGTTCAGCAAACATTGGAATATCTTATTGCTGAAGGAATGGTTAAGAAGGTTGCCGGTGGCTATCGTCTCAAGACCGAAAAGGAGCTTGAGCAAGAGATGGAGGCTCTGACTCATGAATAAACTAGTAAAATTTATTGCGGCAGGCATAATTATCTTTACATTCATTATAAGCATTATGGCTGGGTGGAGAATTATGAATAGCATTCGTCAAGATCTTGGCCAAGATCTAAAAAAAGTAAACGTGTTAAAATGTGTTTAAAGTAACCACAAAAGTAAACAATAAAATAAATGAATAAAGAAGCAATCGAACTCGTCAAACAGTACATCCTATCAACGGCTGGTGCTGGTATATCTGAGGACGCTTATAAAGTCCTGGGATACATGCTCCAAGTTGATCGTTCTCTGGCATCTGCTATCTGCGATGTCTATGAACAGATCCAACCAGTCGGCGCCTTGTACCAAATTAGTAATGAAGAACTTGACGAAGATGAAGGGTACGAACACTAAGGCTAAACTCAAGCTCAAAGAGCTAGGAGAGTTTAAACACATACTCGAAAAAGCTTCAGAGCAGTTCTGCTGGGCTATGGACTTTACTTCCTTTCCTCAGATTCAGGAATGGTGTGGTAAGGTTCTAGATATAGTAGAAGAAGTTAAGAACGAAGTAGAGAATGAATATTATTACCTTGACCACCAGTTGTTAGAGTACGATTGGGAGCTTGCTCAGTTCAATCAAGAGCACGAAGTAATAGTTGATTAGGCACTAAGACCTTTTTCTGCAGCCTCATAGGCTACATATTTCATGACTGACTCTAAATTGTCTGCACAAACAGCTATTTTGGCAGCTGCCCAAGGCTCTAAGTCCATTCCTGCTTGTGCAAGGTTATGGATCTTCTTAGCATTAGAATAGAGAGAGAAGAGGTTTGAGCGAACCATCCAATGCTCTTCAGACTCCTCATGAGCTTGGTCTGAGCCAGCACAGCCGCAAGGCGAACCTTGATCCATAGCACCCATAGCTTCAGGACCTGCCGGTACTGAAACAGTCATTGCTACGGGAGACTGCTCTACGTTCTCTCTGTCAGTTACCTCAGGGTTGACTCGTGCTATGTCCTCAGTGGCGGGATCAGTGGGTGCGTTGTGAATCTTTTGCAAAGCGGATAGATAAGCTTCAGCGATAAGGTCTGCGTCTTTGGAGATCATTGTAATATTATTTATTCTTTTACTTAATATTTTATGCTGGGAAGTACTTTAAAGGCTCTTGACATTCCTTCATTATATGATACAATTAAAAATACTTAAAATGAATATATGGCATGAACTGTTTCTAATTTGTATCGTGAGATCGTTTCAGGTTGATGATTGGGGTAGTGATAAAAAACGCTGCGATCAATGTGGCGATACTGTATCTTGGGAAATTTAGGAGATTTAATATATGGGAATGATAGATGAACAGTTCAAGGATCACGAGTTCAATAGACTGAAGGAAGAGAACAAACAGCTTAAGGAAGAGATCTCTGAATGGAAAAGAATGTATGAGACACTTCTCAAGGAAGCTACTCTTACGGAAAAGATTCTAGAACTCAATATGAATGACTTCTGGGATGTTGTTGACCAAAGGGACTGGTACTATGAAAGGCACGAGAACCTAAGAGAGAGAATGAATAAATAAAATATATGGCAACACCTCTTCTTACCGCTACCCCGACGACTCCTCCTACCTACAACCCCTCCATGGCTGATACCTTTTCTTGGGTTCCGGTAGACGGAGCCGGGAGACCTTTATTCGCAAGAGCCGTTTACCCAGTAGGAGGCACTGTTGCAGATCCTCTGGCAACTATCATTACTCTTCTGCAAACTCTTACAGCGCAAGGCGCGGTATAATATAAATTCTTAAACACTCCATGACCTATTACCTAATAAAGGTCGACAATAAAGAATACAAAGTTAAAGACACCGATAGAGGTATTGAAATAGGAACAGAAATAGGCTGGTTATCAGAAGATAAATTTATTGATTACCTTCTCTGGAATGAGAAGATGAACGCCCTATTAGACCTAGCCGCTATAGGTCTTGATAGATTAGTAGAAAAGAAAAATTAAACTTGTCCTAAGTTCCGGAGTCTTAAAAAGTTAGCCACCGAACCAAACCGAGCCTCTATCAAAGCGACCACCTCAGGAGGAAGGCCGAAGGTAGGTTTAGGAACAATATCAGGGCCCCCAAAGGTCAACACCTCCCCTTCGTAGGTAATATCGGAACCCAAATACTGAATGTTGCCCTGCATTAAAAGTATTTAAGGAAAAAAAGGTTGCCAGAAGCAAAAAGATCCTCTAAAATACGGAACAAAATATGTCAATGTTCACCGACAATATGAGAAGGTACTGGCAGTATCGGAGAGCACTTGATATCGCTACAGAAGCCCACAAGAACCAAACTAGGAAAGGAACGAATAAGCCTTATATAGACCATCCAAAGTCGGTAGTACAGAGGATGAAACAGGACGGGATAGATGACAGTATATATCATGCCGTAGCTCTATTGCATGACGTATTAGAAGATACCGATATAACGGAACAACAATTGTCTGATAAAGGAATATCAGATGAAGTTATAACGGCAGTAAAATTACTAACCAAGAAAAAAGATCAAAGTTACCAGAGCTATCTATCGGAACTAAAAAAGAACGATAGGGCAAGGACGGTAAAGATCTATGATATGATGGATAACTTGTCAGATATGCCTACAGAGAGACAGAGAGAGAAGTACAAAATAGGCCTAGAGTACCTAAAAGACGGAGAGAAAATAGGATAGAAAATAGAGAAAAAACTATTAAAAATCCGATAAAAAGATACAAAAACTCAGAAAAAGTTCTAAGAAATAAAAGAATCTATTAGAGAGATAAAGAGAACAAAAGCATAGAGAAAACTATAAGAGAACTAAAAAGAATAAAGGTTCTCGTAGGTATC